GATCTCCGGTATTGGTTGCCGCTGACTGATATCCGGTATTGGTTGCCGCTGACTGATATCCGGTATTGGTTGCCGCTGACTGATTTCCGGTATTGGTTGCCGCTGACCGATCTCCGGTATTGGTTGCCGCTGACTGATATCCGGTATTGGTTGCCGCTGACTGATCTCCGGTATTGGTTGCCGCTGACTGATATCCGGTATTGGTTGCCGCTGACTGATATCCGGTATTGGTTGCCTTATCGTCTTCCCAATTAACTTGCTCTTTGATGTATTCAACGCCAGCTTTGATAATTCCAGCAATTCCAATTTCTGCTTTCACGGAAATTTTCTTCCCAACTCTCTTGCTATCATCAGATGATTTCTGATTATTCGCTTCAAGCTCAACTTCACAATATCTGGAATCTGAAGGAGGATAATAATTAAATACATCCATCGGGAATTCGCAAGCATGGAATCCACAATTACAAATGTCTGCTTTTTCTTCTGTGTATTCTTTTCCAATTTCATACTGGAAATCTCTACACTTTAAATCTTTGTCAAAGCCTTTAAAACATTTCATTTTTCCTTTTCCTCCTTCGATTCTTCTACATCAAGCCCAAGCATTCTAAATGCCATGTCCTTTGTGAAATCATAATCTTTCACGCTATTCGCCCAAGCTTCAAATGCCTTTAATCTTCCAACCAGAAGTGCATATTCTTCATTGGCGTTCTCTGGAATATAATCTGTGCTCTTAGTTTCTCCCATGATTAGTCCTCCTTATCTTTTGCTCCAAATTTTTTAAGCATTTCTTTCAGATGCGAAATAAACGGAATAATTGCATCTATCTGTTTGGAAGTTTCCTTGATTTCTTTATCAAGTTCTTCCTCGTTCATAAGGCCATACTCAAATGAATGTCTAAGCTGCTCTTTTATTTCTTTCTCTTCTCCACCATTTTTTGCGAACATCTCTTTAATTTCATGGGTGATAACTGCATACTCTGAAAGAATATCAATCCCTTTACCAGAAATATTAACTAATCCGTTTTCAAATTTAATCATTGTTTTTCCTCCCTATTTTCTTTTATTCTCTCCATCTGAATGGTATAATGTGTTCAGAAAGGAGGTATGTTAAAATGTTTCTCAAATTAAAAGTTTCCTGTACTTGTCATTGCGATTACTATATAAGTGAAAGAATAAGTACAGACAAGGTTGTGTGCCCGAATTGCGGAAAGGAACATCCTTATTCTCATAAAATAATTTCAATGCTTCATGCCGCAAATGAGATTGATGATGGCAATGTTCCCGGAGCAGAAACAATAAAAACTTCCGTTATTTCTGAATGGGAAGATGTGACTGAGCGTCAATAACAATCTTCATGTACTCTAAAAAGCCTTTCGCTTCAGTGGCGGACAGACCGCATTCGGCAATTTCGTTTTTTACTTTTTCTACAAGGTCGCTTGCCTTCTGTCCGTTTTTGTGGCGATATAACTGATATATTTTGGAATCATAATCGGATAACCTTTCAGCAACGTAATCATCTGCTAACATTCTTTGTTCACCTCCCCTATTCAATAATTGTAAGATCTTCATCCACCGCAAATGGTTCAGTAACAAATATTCCATCTTCTTTAAAGAGAAGATCAATTTCAACATGTTGCTTATTTGCACACTTCACAACAACTACATTCTCATTTTCTTCTTTGGTATGTGTGAACAAAATATCTGCAATTTCAAAACCTACAAGAGAATGAAAAATTTCTGGATTATCTCCATAAAATTCGTAGCTTTTAATATCTTTCACTGTTTTACCCTCATTTTCTTTCTGAATTAATATCATAATTGCAATCGCGAATCTGCATTTTTGTATTTGTACACGGTTGCCATCCCTTGATGTACTTCACAGCTTCCTCATATCTTAATTTTGGAATGTTGTTTCTTGCGTTTACACCGAAATAAGATTTCACATCTCGATTACATTCTGCGAATACTTTCTTTCCGATTTCTGAATAGGCATTAGATTTCTTTTCGCCCAACGCTTCAATAACCACTAGCGAAACCAGATCCCCAAGATATTTTTGCTGACCGTAGTCAATTGTCATTGTATTTTCAAGTTTTTCGATTCTTTCCTCATGATCTGCTGTGCCCTGGGCAAGAATCTGAATTTGTTCGGCAACCGTCAATGGTTTTCTGTAGGAACCTGTCTTTCGAATTTCTGGGAGAACTTTACTTGTCACCCAGTCTGTAAACCTTTCGGCAGATTCTTTTCTGCTCTGGAAAATCAATTTATACATATTGGGTTCATTTACAAAGTTAGCATTCTGCTTTCTCCCGATACCATCAATGACCTCATTTGTAATGACCCCATCTGCATTTAACCTTGTCTTTGCCTGGCTCGGATTTGAAATTTCTAATGCTTTGCATATATCAATCATGCAAAACCAAGGTTCATTATCAATAGTTATTGTCCGAATATCTCCGAACTCTGGCGAATTAAAAATCTGTAATTCGTTCATTAGTCTCCTTTCTGTGATATAATCTCCTTTAGGAAGGTGTAATCTCTTTTACATAGAGCACATCTACTGGGTTAAATTTCAAACAATATTGCTTTCCAGCGTCATCCCATTCCAAACGTATCAGTTTATCTCTAATGTCTGGTTTCACAATATCATCCGGGAACACACACGGAATTTCGATTGTTTCCCCATTTTTAAATTTGATAATTGTCATCTTCTCCTTATAATCTCTCCTTTCTTGTGTTATACTCACTATAAGAGTGGAGGTGATGATTATTGGTATTTAATGGTTTCTGCGATAAGCAGAACAAAAATTATTCCATTGAAGCTTCTCTCATTAATACTGGATCATTGGATGATTTGACGCCTAATTACACAATAGGTCGAATTAAGTGTAATTATGCAAGCAAAACTGGATGTTGTTCAAATCCGAAACAATGTTCCATTTTAAAAGCTTCAAAATAATTCTGTTTGGCTCTCTGAGATATGGGAGCCTATTCTGTTTGAAATTTCAGCATCCTTGGTGAATCTTTAAACTTGATTCCCTCAATTTCCCCGATACCTTTCTGGTTCACCTGCAACATCTGCAAGTCCGTGGATAAATTTAAAGCATTCAGATCAATGGAAAGAATAGGTTCTGAATCTCCAACTCCCTGTTTCAGCTCAAAGCTTCTTACCCCTTCGAGTTTGTGACCGTCCACAAGGATTTCTGTAAATATTCCACATTCGCCATCTACTTGACGAATTTCAATTTTTGATTTTTTCATGCAATTCCTTTCTTAATAAATTTTCAATTCAATTTAATTGAATCTATTGGGCACAAAAATAAAGTCCATAGGAATCCCAGAAAGTTCACTCATTTTTCTAAGTTGTGATAATGTTGGTTCTGTCTTTCCTTTTTCCCAGTTAACAACTGTACTATTGGAAATACCGAACATTTCAGCCCATTCTTTCTGGTTATATCCAGCGTTCACGCGAACTGCTTCTAATGAAATCTTTGGCATTTGCTCATCTCCTTTCTTAACTGATGGTCTTATTGTAATTCATTTTAATTGAATTGTCAACACTAAAATTCAATTATTTTGAATTTATACTTGAATTTTTTATTAGTATGATGTACAATACAATATGTAAGGAGGAGGAACACCATGATGACAGATGAAGAACAGAAAAAAATCTTTTCAAACAATCTCAACAAGTATATTTCATTAAGTGGCAAACAGCAAAAAGAAGTTGCCGAAGCAGTAGGAACTAACCCTTCCACATTTAACATGTGGTGCAAAGGCAATTCAATGCCAGGAACAGGAAAAATCAGAGCATTAGCAGATTATTTCCGAATTGGAATGTCTGATTTAACGGATTTAAAAGAGGAAAAGGAAATTGATGCAGAATATTCAGATGTATCAATGAAAATCGGGCTAACAGATCCACGATTCATGAAAATTATTCTTGAATACGATAAACTGTCGCCCGATAAAAAAGATTTGTTGTGTGATTTCTTTGAAAAGTTTATTTTCTAGGTTCTGAGGGTGGGAATTATCTTCCCGCCCTTTCTTCTTTGTATCCTCTTTTAACAAACCAATAGATAAGATTTAATATCTTTTCACTATGTATCTCTTGTATCATCTCAATAATTTCTTTCTTGTAATCCACGTAAATCCCTCCCAATATTCCAAACATTTGTTCTTATTTATTAAATTATATCATGTTTTTATAACCATATACTGGGATAGAATTGTTTCCGCTTAAATCTTTCCTGGCAAACTGATTTATTCTGATTTTTCTATGAATTATAAGTTTTTTTGTGTAAATATTGTGATTTTTGCTTTTCCAAATCGTAATAATAATAGATAGAAATAAAGGGGCTGGATGCTTGTCTGCGAGGGATTTATAGCGTTCATGAACAACCTGTTTTACCTCTGCTTTTGCAGTTTCGATAGTTTTATTCCTCCCAAAGATAATACTACGATCCAGGCGGAAGTAAACGTATTGAATCAAGAACGCCTGCACGAATATCAGTATAAACACAATTATGATTTTTTTATGTTTCTCCATGAATCCATCCCCTTTACACTATCATCTTAATGTATTACAATAACATTGTATCAAAAAATATACAATCACACAGGAAATGGCGAAATTAGCACCTCTGGTGGCGAATTTTACGTGAAAAGAGATGATTTGAATGAGAATTGCAATATGTGATGATAGCGAAATCCAGATTGATATATTTATGCATCGGATTAATAATTTTCTCAAACGAAATGGTGATATAAAAGCATTGATTACTCCGTATGATAAAGGGCAGCCGCTTATTGATGATGTGGCAGATGGCGAGTGGTATGATATTGTGGTTTTGGATATCGTTTTGAAAGAAGAAAATGGAATTGAAGTCGCAAAGGAATTGAGATTAAATGGCTATAATGGAAATATTATTTTCTGGACAGCCCACAAAGAGTATGTTTTTGAAGCTCTTGATATACTCCCGGTACACTATATCATAAAAGGTTCTGAAAACGGCAGAATGTATAGTGCTTTCAATCATGCTCTGGAACATATCAGCAAAAGCACTCTTATGATAAAAGGAAAAGACTTTATTCATCGGGTGGAGTTTCAAAATATCGAATATATTGAGAGCCGAAACAAATACATCATTATCCACTGCACTTGCGGTATAGTTTATACGGAACGATGTAAACTATCCGATATTGAAGAATTACTGGATTCCAGATTCTTGAGGTGTCACCAGAGCTACATAATAAACATGGACGAGGTAAAAGAAATAAACACTTCGTTCCTTATGTTTTCTGGAAATACTGTGCCTATCAGAAGAAAAGACTTTGCAAAAATAAGAAACGAATTTGAAGAATATACGACATTTAAGTAACTCCCGGGGAAAGCCCCGGGAGTATTATTATTTCAGTAATTCATTGACTTTTTTCTGCACTTCTGCGTAGTTGTAGCCGGCAGCTTCCAGGCGGTCTCGTCTATCTTGTCCATTTCCCCATTCGCCATTGATTACCTCTTTTGCAACCTTGTCTACACTTTTCTTTGCTGTTACGGAATACACCGCTTTTCCATTCCAGTCAAAAACAGAGTAACCAGCTTTGCAAGCCTTTTTCGCATTTTTCAGTGACTTGTACGCCCCGATCTGGCTCTTGGAATCCTTCCAGGTCTTACGGACACGGTAATACTTATCAACCTTTACAGTCGGCTTTGTGGTTGGTACTGTCACGGTTTTGCTGGAAATAAGCTTCTTGAATCTATCCCAGTCACCCTTTGCACGGATAACGGATGGACAATTCTTAGCACACACATCGTAATGCTGCACTACTCGGATTGCTGGGATTCCGTATTTCTTCATAAGCTGCTTGCACACATCAACGGTATTCTGGAATGCTTTTTCGTAGTTATATCCAGCATTCATGCACATTTCAATTCCGATGGAATTATGATTATTTACAGTTCCAAAAAGCTTACCGCCGTAATTTACCCCAACGTGCCAAGCCCCACGATTATACGGCAAGGCTTGGTATGCTGACTTATCGTCAACGAATACGTGGGCTGAATAGCCATGAAAATTGCCATTATGCTGTGCGGTGGCGTGTGCTTTGGCATCTGCTGTTTTGGCTGTATTATCTGTATTATGAATGACAATATACAGAGGCGTTTGTCCTGCGTAGCTGTTGTTGTTGCTGATTAATGAGGTATTGATATTCATGTATGTTCTCCTTTCTTGTTGAGGTTAAAAAGTGCATAATAAAAAGCACCCCAAATGGGATGCTCTTTAGCATATCCGTCTATTGTTCCATCAGTGCAATTAATGCGCTAAATGGCAAAACGTCAAAATTTGCAGCTGACGATTGCGATAATGCTTGGGAACAATTTACCCAAAATACATCAGGAAAAAATGGAGTACTTTTGGGATATGGTACAATAAAAGGACAAACTGTAACAATTATAGCAAACAAATACGATAGAGGATCTTCAAATTATGTTGGGCATATGTTAACACAGGATCACATATATGTTAACAATCATTATAATTCAGAGAATCACGAAAAAATATTGGTTTAAGCTGTAAACGATGAAATAATTATCGCATTTGAAAAAAATCATGATATTATTTTGAAAAATGTATCACTACAATTGTCGTTTGCAAAACGAATCATTTCGATTTGTGAACGGATAAGCTTTTGCTACATAATCTTTAAACGACTTTGCGTTCTGGATGCCTTACTATTTAAGAAAGTTGTATTTTTTTCCAATTATTCCAAGTAATATCTTTGACTTTCATCCATATTTTTTCGCTATAAGAAAAAAGCACAACAATTCCGTATGCGCTGCCAGCTTTGCTTTGATACGCAAGTAGAAATCCACCTTGTCCATCCGGAGATCCTTTCTCGATACTTACTGTACTTTGTATCGTGAATAATCTAATTTCTCCATTGTGGCATTTTTCAAGCACATCTTCAGCAAGATCAGAGGCAGAATCTATATTTTCTGAATTGCTTTCCTTCTTGCCATTTAAATAGTTAAGTGCCCCGATAACTGTCTTGTTTTCTGTTTCCAGTTTACCTATAACAGCCGTTGCCATTTTATCAACGACATAATCCCAAAACTTGCTCATTAATCCGCGCTTATTCGCTCTCCCAGTTGCGTCATACAGCATTACTTCGTCATTATCTGCTAACGTATCTTTTGTTGTGTATTCTGTCCATTTCGGCATGTTGTTACCCTCCTTTAATTATTGGTTTTGATGTTTGATCTGCTAAAAAAGAGGATGATTTCTCACCCTCTTTATACCGATTTGCTTAACAATTGTTTGATTTCTGCAAGCTCTTCTTTAATGTTTTTTAATTCCGATTTTAATTCTTCATTTTCGAATTTGAGTTCCTTGATTTTCTCGTGATTGAATTTTATCATGGCGAACATGGATGGGATCATGATTTTTTGATTCCAGTCTTCTGCCAGCCCGTTTCTGTGGTCTGTTGCTATTGGAAACCATTTTTCTACATCTTCTGCAATGAACATTGGCATATATGTGTCGTACCGTTCATCATCTTTTGCTATTAACTCATTCTTATATTTCGCCCAAACAGGATTAATATTGTAAAGGTTCTCTATATCATTCTCTGTTATCTTGTTTCCAAGAACTTTGTATCTTTTAGAAGAGGAAAGTGTACAAGCCACTGTCAATCCGTCTGATTTAAATACCAAGTGACCGCCAGATGAAACTTTGTCTAATGCCGGTAATTCAAACGATCTACTTGTAACGTGAAAATATTGTTCGATATTTAGTTCTGCACTATTATCGCCATTAAACGAATTTCCTGTTTTAAACCAAGAACCAACATTTTCTCCTATGATTCCTTCCCCAATGGTTGCACTGGAAAAGTTCGCATCTCCAGAAGCAATTTTTTCTTTTGATATCTCAGTCCCAGTATGTCCAGTCGGTACAACGGCATAAATTTTACTGTTTTTTGCATCCAGTATAATTCCTCCATCTTTTGATTTTAGAATACCGTTGGTCTTATCAATTATCCAACTTCCAATTTCACCAGTATTAGACTTCAAATTTCCAGAAAATTCACCTTGGTTAAAATGAACCCCCGTATTGTCAATATATCCAACCTGTGTGCCGCTTGCATTCAGAATGGAAAGTAACCCATTTCCGTTATTTGAACCGCCAAGTTTCAATGTACCTCCATGTGCATAGGTGAATGAAAAATACAATTCTCCATTTTCCATGTACATGCCCTTTATTGCACCGTTGTTTGTAAGCATATTGAACACTTGTTCATTTGTGTAAGCATATTCAAGCTTTGGCATGTAAATATAGGTATCAAATTTTACGCTAGACCCAACTGATGATGTCAAGATTCTCAAACTGTTTAAACTATCATTTGGTAAGCTAGATAAAGTTGTTGTTACTTGCAGTCTTTTCCATTCAGTTGTAGTTTTAGCATTTAATATTGTTTTACTTCCAAGATACACATATACTTGTGTTGCAACACTAGTTTTTATCCAAAACGAAAAAGTATAATTTCCAGTAACTTTTATTGGCTTATAATTTTTCGTTCCAAATTGTGCTCCAGTTCCGTTTATTTTGATTGCATTTTTACCGCCATCTACATCCTGGACTCCATACTCATATGTATATGCATTTTGTGTAGACCAATAATCTTTAACGTTTTGTTCTGTTAGATAATACCCTTTGATTATATTGTCCGATGTAATATCTTGGACTTGTTTTATAGCTTCTTCCTGTGCTATATCAGTAACGCTTTTATCTCCTAATGTAAACTGTGAAGCTGCTATTGTTACTGCACCAGTGGTTTTGTCAATGGAAAAAGTGGTTTTTTCATTTCCATCAACAACCCTAATTCCTTTGGCTTGCACGTATTCACCATTTACATAGACATTTCCATTTTCATCCAAGTAAATCCCCTGTGCCTTGCCGCCATTGGTAAGTTTGTTGAAAATATCGGCTTGTGTCTGTCCAGAAACTGCGGTGCTGGCAGAAGAATCTGCAATTTCCTTTACTGTTTTGCCTTGTAAGGAAAAAGTTTTTGGAGCTAGGATGACGTTTCCTTTGCTGTCGATTTCTAAGGTTACGTTCTTGTCATCATTAATGACTTTTAGCCCACGACCATTAATTCTCTCACCGGCAAGCAATCCAGCCAGAATATATTTTGCATTGATATATACTTTTCCGTCCTCGATGTAGATTCCCTGTTCTGTCCCGCCTTTTGTGAGTTTATTGAACACTTCATCCTGTCCAAGACTGGTATCGTAATTATCAATTGCATTTTTGATATCGTCTTTGTCTGCGTACTTGAAGTCAATCCAATCGGATGCAGTAAAGTCACCATTAATACGATTTACAAAAGAAGTTTTGAGAGAAGCCTTTCCTTCACTATTGGTCGTTACCCACAAGTCACCTTCGTAATATGGTGGTGTTGGCTGAATCATGTAAACAGATGATTTACCGTCTATCTTGTCCAACAATTCATTTGGTATGGACTGTGGTTGCCAGATGCCAGATTTGTATATCCACTGGGTGTTATCCGTGGTATTATGCCAAAGATCGCCTTCATGCTCTACCTTCTCAGATTCCCATACCAAAACAATTTCATTCCCGGATTCATCCAGAATCTTGTTTCCGTCAATATCACACCATGGATATTCCTCTGTTTTTGTCCATTTTACAGATGGATCGTTTGGCTGATACCAAGTCTCAATTTTCCCGTCTATCTGTGTTTTTAAAGAATTAAGAGAATCTTTAAAAACACCATTAATAAATAAGTCTAAAGAGCTATCGTCCGTATACTTTGAAGCCTTTTCCCAATCATCCACTGAATAAGAGCCGCTTGCTCTGGCAACCTTACATCTCATCAAGTCACCATTAGAGCCTTGCGTCCATAAGTCTCCAATGTCATAAGGTGGCTTTGGCTGAACGACGAATACACGCCGCTTATGATCTGCCGTATCTTGCGCTTTTTCTGCGGCGGCAAGTGCTAACGTGATATCAGTATCTTGTACCAGTTGCCACTTCCATGTTGCCCCATCTTGCATAAAACGGTAAGCATATCCTTTGGATTTCCAGTAAAATAAGTCACCCTCATGTTTCTTTCGTTCTTCGTTGGTAGTCCAACCAGAAGCCGGGATATTCTGCAAGGTTGGTTCATAGTCATAAAAAAAAGTCTCAATCTGTCCGTCGATTTGAGACTGTAAATTATTGATATCAGTTGTGTATGTATTGCTTATAAAATTATTTACTTCTTTTTCTGCTTTTTCCTTTGCAATTGCATTAACATCTTTTCCCTTGATTTGTACTGAGTCTGCATTAATAACAACCCTTCCTGTTGTTACATCAACCAGGAAAGTTGTATTTCCGTCTTTGTCAATTGCTTTAATAGTTCCTGTATTAATCCAGTCAGCATTAACGCCTGTAGCAGTAAGGATTCTGGCAATTACATCACCATCAACCGTCATACCGCCATTCCAATGTTGTCCACCATCTGTAGATACAGCCCACGCTTCTGCAGTCATTTTCCATACAATGTCAGAATCGGATAACTGCGGCTTATTATGAAGATAATAGATGTTGCTTCCGTCCGGCTGTGTTTCCACAGTAGTATATGTACCGGAAGATTCAGACAATCTTTGAGACAATTCTTCAATTGCCTTTTCTCTTGCGGTACGTTCATCTCTTAAATTCTTATTATTTTCTGCCTGTATTTGTTGATTAAGGCTATATTGTTTCTGCTTATTCCTGGATGCACTCTTAGCACTGCATTCAAGTTGCTCAAATGCGCCTGGATTCAAAGTAACAGAAGTTAGGTAGCTCTTATACTGTTTTCCGTTTCTATCGGAAATCGCAATGGTGTCACCAGCTTCCCATGCAATATTTGTTAAAGCACCGGTAGAAAACGGTCTGAATTTCATTCCAACACATCTGTCTGAAATAATCTTACAGATTTCTTCTCCTGTTCCCTCTTGGATTAGCTTATTATCACTTATTTCGATAACGTAGCCAGATTTCCCCGACTGATATGTTTTCGCTTCATTTTGAGAAGAATTTTCAACGTATTCTGTAACTTTTATACCTGTTATTTCAAGATCATACAGCCACGGAGTAAATCCGTTTGTTTGAATTGCTGTAATCCCAGTCTGCATGATAGTAATGATTTGTTCACCAGTGGTATCTAATATGTCGTTACCTTCTACATCTTTCCATGGAGTTTCCACCAAATCATAAAAATTATCCGGGACTTCACGTTCGTACCATCCAAAGCATAAGCGACCATATTCGTCACATTTCGCCCACTGGCAGCCCATCTGCGCTACCCATGCAATTACCTGTCGGAAAGTAATGCTACTATCATCTGGTCGATTCTGAATCACAAAATCATCATTATCAAACCTTGTAGATTGAAGTGTTACTCCGCACACCTCGCAAGCATCCTGGATGATTTGTAATCTTGTTGCCGGATAAGTCAGTTTACTTTCTGAATAATCGCGATCAAATAATCGCATTGAATCTTCGCAGGTTAGGCTGATAATTGCAGTGCTTTGATATGGAGCATCTGTTACCGTCATAGTACAGATACGGATTTTTTCAATGCCAGTAGATAATTCAAGCCCAATATAGCAAACAACTCTTGCTCCGTCCCAGATGTAATCTGTGTACTTTCCAGAAAAGTTGTTGATCTGCAGTGTCAACTTATTTACGATAGCTGCGCCGATATCAAAAGAACCGCTTTGCGATACTGCATCCTCAAATTTAAAACCATTAGACCATAAATCTTTGTCTGTAATGGATAATGTGCTTCCATCCGTGAAGGTAAAATCTGCATATTTCAGATAGTTACGGTTCCCACTATTCTGTTGTTCTTTAAATTCCGTTGATAAATTTCGCATATCTTACCTCTCGATAAAGTCAAAACTAAGTCCTTCCATGCGCTCATTTCCAATCCACCAGCACTTAAAGGGTGATTCCCTGTCCCCAACATAAAATGTTCTGGTTTCGTGCTTATTTGCGGATAACAGGTCTGGATATGTGACTTGTATGTACTCCGGATTTACTGCCTGTATAATTTTGCAAGCAGTGTCCCAGTCTGGGCCATTCCAACCTACAGACAGCTTTCGTTTCTGTCCAACTCTGTTTTTGTGCATGGTCGTATCGTCTGTTCTGCCGGATTCTGATGCCGATATATCCTGTAATCCCCATGTAAAAGAAGAAGGACAGGGCATTGCTACCCCATCCACTTTTAAAAATGCTTCTGCCATATGCTAACCCTCATGCAATCATTTTTGTTGCTTCGCTTCGGATAAATTCTTTAATTTGCTGATATCCCCATCCGCAATTAATAAGGCTACTTACAAGCATTTCCATACTCTGAACTTTCGCCAAGTCATCACCTGTGAAGAAATCTCTAAGATTCTCTTTTGCTTTTACGCCATAATCACTTTCAAGCTCTTTTGCTGTCTTTCCGAATAAATTGCGATAAATCAGATTTGTATAATTCGGGTAAGCAAATCTCTTATTTGGACTTTCTGTTATTTTCATCTTAATTGTATCTGTGAGGATATGTCGAATAACAACACCCTTGTCACGTTCAATTTGCCATTGCTGGCGTTCTGTATGAATTCTTTTTAATTCAGATTCCATTTTATTAAAAGCGTCAATGTATTTAAGTTTCCACTGTAATGCTTTTTCACCATTAAATCCCATGGCTAACAAGGAAAATCCATCTCTTGTTATAAGGTATTCGGTATACTCACGATTGTTTTCTCCGATATAAGAAGTTTTTATAAAATAATCAGAAAGGGGGATATCTCCCCTTTGAGAAATCTGTGTTACAAGACCTAAATGTTTGGTTTTACCCTCTGCGTCAACTTGTCCTTCAATTGCCCTTATTACTTCCTTGTGCTCTTTTTCGAAAGATTCTGCTATTTTTCTTGAAGTAGTAAGTAACTTTTCTTCGTATCTTTTTCCAACGATTTCTACCAGCATAAATTCATATCTCCTTTACGATTTATTTTTTGGCAACAAAAAAGCGCCTACCCCGAAAGGTAAACGCTCTAAATTTGCTTATTATGATTGTATATTATAGCATACGGTGAAAGTATCATTCAGTATACTTTGGTATCATTTCACTGTTTTTAAAACTTCCTCTAAGTACAGATATTCGAGCAACTTATATGTTCTTTTGAGATCATAATAATCATCTACTTTTTCCAAAAGTTTCTTGATTTCTTCTTTATAGTCAATCATTCTACAATTCCTCCCAACACTCTAATCAACTTCTGTTTGCGGTTATACTTCAAAATCTCGGAAATCTGCCCCATCATATCATCCATTGTCATGTTGCTCTTCATGCTGTTGCAACGCTTACAAGCCAGTTGCAGATTCTTAATATCATTGGTGCCGCCCCGGGACAACGGCGTAATGTGGTCGATTGTCATTTTCTTGAATTTGACAGGCTTACCGCATATCGCACATTTTCCGTTGCACTTGGCGTACACGCTCTTTTTCTGAAAGTCATTGAACTGGATTCTATTTGCCATAATATCACGCTTCCCCGATTAACTGTTTGGTAAAGAGATACATTCCCTTTAATTTTGACAGGTCTTTCAAATTGATAAGATTTTCAATGATTCTCTGTCTGTACATATACTCATCCAGAAGCACTAAGCACTCGTTGTTATCTGCGTTCAGTTCGTCAATTGTTTTCTGTAATTCAGCCTTTGTCATTTTATTTTCCTCCTGTGTATCCCTGTAAAAATCTAATTATGCGATTTCTACTCTGTATGCAATCATCATTTCTTTAATCACGCTAACGTAAATCTCTTTCAGCCGCTTATTCTGCATAATCACGGACAGTTTGTTAATCTGGTTGGTCTGCGCCTTGGTGCATCCTCTTTCCTCGGCTCTGGAAATCGCATTTCTAAGTTGCTGATCCAATCGGCAACCAGCTCTGTCCGATAATCTGCGGTAGCTTTCGTTTCTGGCGGCGGCGTATTTATTTCCGAATGAGTAGGTGAAATCGTCACTCTCGGCAATCTTTGAAATACATCTGTTTACCCATTTCTCTGTGCCAACATCAGAATCCGTTCCTTTAAAGGTATCAATGATGGCTTTCATATTTTTCTCTTGTTGGTCGGCACGTTCCGCAAGTTTCTTCTGTTCCAGTTCGGTCTTGGCTACCTGTTGAAAAATCTGATTAAACATTTGCAGTTCCGGGGACAATTTAGAATAATCAATTACTTGTTGTTTTACCTTTTCTTCAAGTCTAGTAAAATATTCTCTAGCTTCTTCTGCTTTTTCGCTATTTCCTTTCACTGATAACTTCTTTGCAAAATGGGCAGTGAGACGAAAATCTTCTCTTTGAATTTTTCCTCCTGTCGGCGTCTCCGCATCAATGAAGAGTCGCCAATAATCTTCGTTTTCCGTTGCGAATTCATTTTCTGTAATATTGGTTTTAGCCCATCTAGCGAAATCTGCTTTTCTTAATTCCAAGAAAGAATATAACTTTCTAGCAGTAGTCATGCCCTCTTCATCAATACCAAGTGCAATCTCAATAGGTGTCTGGTTTGCTGTGTTAATTGTGATTTCGTTCATATAAAAAATCTCCTTTCGGTGTTTACAATTACACCGAAGGGAGATATAATAACAATATCAACCGCTTCGGTGTGTTGAGTGCTTTAAGAGCAACCGCTACTTGTCGAGGGTTTCGGTTGCTCTTATTTCGTTATAGACCTTTTCAATCCCAATTCTAATGATTTCTGCTTTTGATTTTCCTGTTTTGTCTGAACAATATTCCAATCTCTGAATATCATCATCAGAAAGTCTTACTGGCATTGAAACCTTTTTTGGATTATCGGTAGGTCGACCAGTTCTAGGTGACACCTTATCATCTCCTTTCTTTTTTTGTATATACATATATTAATATACCGATATACAAAAGTCAAGCATTATTTTAACTTTTTTCAAATTTCCTATTTCACTATTCATTTTAAAGTGGTAAAATATGTGTATCACATTAAAGAGGGGGATTTTACATGAAAAGAAAATTTGTTATGGTTTTGGCTTTAACATCCATTTTTTCAAGTGTTACGCCTGTGTTCGCTAAAACAGATAAAGAAATTCTTTTTAGGGATATTCCATGGGGAACAAATTTTAATGATACATGTACTTTTATACCAGAAGCAGACTTATATGGCTCAACAATGGAAGGGTTAAGAGCCGAAACTGTTGAAAATGTATTAAATGGTGTAGAATATGGTGATGATAACGATTATGATGGAGCGATTTGCTTTTGCGCATCTCCGTTTGTTTCTCCCAACATTGACGTTGCTGGATATCCAATATATTCCATGAATCTTTATTATACTTATTCAGTAGAAAACGAAATTTCCTTTGACGAAGAAAATACGGTTTTGTACGGAGCACAATATGAATTTGAAAAACCGCAAGATTTAGATTTAATGTATTCTGATCTTTCGAGCAAGCTGTCAGAAATTTATGGAGAGCCAAGTGATACATCCAATTATACCTCTCCTTTCGGAACTAAAGAACAATATACTTCTTGGTATGGAGCAAATGATACTTCCGTAGCACTTAAATCCTACGATTACGGTGATGAAACCAGCGTATATATATCATATGCTTGGCTTAAAGGCGATGAACTGTTGGAAGAAGCTGACAATGTACTTTCTGATAATAAAAAGGATGAAGAATCCCAAATTTATGGAAATGGCTCTACGAATGGATTATGAAAGAAAAAAGGCTAGGGAGAAATTCCTAGCCGATTTTTTCTACTTATCGTATGTTCTATGTTCAAACATTACTTTTGTTCCAAATATATCTATATCATTTGCGCCTGTATATAACTCTTCGTATGTTCCATTCTGGTTATCTTCTGTTTCGTAAGTAAACTGAGTTATAAATTTATATGATACGTTATTCAATTCGTATTCTCCGCTGACTTCTGCTAAGCCATTGCAAGCTTTGAATGTGCATTTACTCTCATTTTCAGTTCCGATATTCAATGAAATGGATTTATCCAACTCGCTTTGTAATATTTCTTGCGTTATCCTCATAAGGAAAGTATGTTCTTCATCAGAAAGTTCGTTTTCGGTTTTTATTATCCAAGGAAATCTCATTGATAAAGGATGATCGCTTAAGCTATTTATTTTCGTTCCACTTTTTGTATCATAGACATTAGTTGACAATAAAGAACCAACATTTGAACTAATACCTATGCTACAAATAGTGGTATAGTCAAACCATTCCTGTGAGGACATATTCACAAAAATTTCATCCATATCCATAAAGCTGACATTTACTTTAAATAAATCAGTTCTGACGATAAGTGTTTTATATTCCGTCCCTTCCGAATCTTTTCCGCTGTATTCTTCTGTATAAAATGCATTATCATCATTTTCATACTGTTGTAAAAATGTATTTACATCATCAATACTTGCTTTTACTGCGATAGGTGAAAAACACTCACATATTATTGCAGTTGCCGCAACAATAACTCTTTTCACTTTCTTCATACACTCATACCTCCCAATAATTGATACCCATATTGTACCACCTTGGGACGCATTCTGGAAGTCCTATTTCGCTTTTCTATCAATTTCCGCAGTTACAGCAAACAAAAGAGCTTCGGCAAATTTCGATCCGACTGAATCAGCGTATTTATCGTGAATCCGGCTTGCTTCCATGGTGAGATTTTCCCACTGCGGAATATCATCCTTTGAGATAAAGGCATACTTCTTGTGGAGATTCCATATTTCTTGCCAGATGGAAAAGTAAGTCTGTTTAAAGTCCATCAGTGTAAAGCACTCCATGATATTTTTCAAGCCTATATTTCTGCTTGATATTTGGATATTTTTCGTGATCCACTTCACTGTAAAACATATTTTTTGGTCTGGCAAATAATTGCTTGTCACCATACAAGGCTCTATATATCACCAGATCTTCTCCTGTTTCCGTATGTTGAGCGAATCCAACAATCTTATACAAATACTCGTTGTTGTGCGGCTCCTTGATGGTTTCTCGTTTGAAGTGCTGCACAATATCTCCTGGTTCAAATAATGGTCTGTTCATTTTCATTGTTACCTTTCTCCACAATTAATTAATTTCTTTGCTCGAATTTCAATTTTCTTGGCTTGTTCCTATGTTTTATCGGGTGATAGGTTTTGAAACGAATTTGATTATTTTATCGCAGTAATTCTTTGTCAATAATCTGGAAGTTCGCCCTGTGGATATAAAGAGCTTTTCCGTCAATCATTAACTTTGTCATTTTAGGTAGATCATCCGGGATTTTCCAGAACACCTCGTCACCAGAATATGCAGCTATTGGCTGTCCAAGTTGAGATTTGATTACTACAACCCTGGATTTCCCGAAATAATTTTTATAATAATTCACAATCCCGGCTATGTATGCGTTCTCTGAAATCTTCCCGGTTGAATGACTGGTAATATCTTCCTGGGTAAAATCAACCTCTGGCTTCAATCCTTTTTGCTCAAAAATACAAGTATCACCACAGCTTTCAATTTCTTTACCGTCTATCAGAATTGTAATAACGGAAGATACGTCATAGCTGGTTGTTTCGTTACCCTCACTATCGTAGCCCTTGGATTTGGTTTTATTCCAGGCAATGTTGATCTTGTCCCCAGTGGTAGTCATAACCTTTTGGCCGTAGTTGTCGTAGGTATAGATTGTGTAGCTGTTACCAGAAAGATTTCCTTTCACGTCATTCATGTAATCGTCATTGGCTGCACAACCTGTTAGCCCTGTGATAACACAAATACAGATAATGGTTGCCAGTAGTGCTTTGATTCTTTTCATGGTTTTTGTCCTCCCTCATATGACTCATAATCAATCGTTCCCAAATCGCCGTACACATCTGGATAATAAATTCCAACCCAGAAGTTGTCCTCCATTGCTTTGTAGTAAGTTACTTTTACATTCCATCTCTGTACCTCGTCAATAATTTCTTTGTTAAGAAGTCCGAATTGATCTCGGCAAGCTTCACTTTCCAGTTTGTAAGTCAATGCTTTGTATTTCTCGGCATTTGCCTGTCTGGTGGCGGTAACATTGGTTTTGGTGAGAAGTAAAATCAATCCGGCTACCAGGAACCATACTACACTGATGAAAGAAATTACCACACCAAAAGACAGTATAAATCCACTCACATTTGAATACTCATATTTGTAGCTTAAAGATTCGCCTATTCTATTTGCAATCAGAATAACAACGCCGACCGCAAAAATGATTACTGATAGCCAAAATATCATAGTGTGTCCTCCCTGTTCTTTTTCACTCTTTGATATAACATATTTTGTGTGGTGTCTTTAAAGAATAACATGATTCTATAATCAAAATCTCCTCCGTTTCTTTTCCCCCACTTTGTCTTAAAATGTTCCTCCATCATGTCAAGATAGAACAGTGGTTCCTCTTTATCGTCTACTAAATCATCTTTTGCCATATCTGTATCTGGGTTGCGTATAATTTTCAGAATATTTTCAGCTTGGCTTGGCGTAACCATCGGGTGCTTTTCTTCACGGTATTTTTGATATTTCTTGAAAAACTCTTTGATCAAGAATATAGACAGGCAAATGTCATGGTCTTCAAAAATATTCTCTTTGGTTCCGTAAATGTTTTCGTATATTTCAGTTACCAAGTTTTCAACATCCTCGTCTTTATAATCTAAGAGAGATGATTGGTTCCTGGAATTATAGCGGTTGGCTTTCTGCTCCTTGGTTCTAGGGGGTATATTATATATATTTAATTTATTATAATTATTAGGAGCAGAAGTCTGATTATCTTTATCTGTATAAGATAAAGTCTTTTTTTCTTTATTATCAATAAAGTCTGGTTCTGTTTTCTTATCTATATTTGTTATACTTATTTCACTGTTATACTTATCCACGCAGTTTTCCTCACCACGGGAGGTGCATTTTTTCTCACCGTCCCCCATGTGTTTTTTCTCACCATGTTCAGAAGATTGTTTTATCTCATGTTCATTGATAAATTCTTCGTAAAATTTTTCTGTCAAAACAAGATGCCTACAATGAATAACTTTTGGGTTTTCTTTTTCGTATTCGTACCATGCTTCTACATATCCATCTGTTTTTAATCCATTTAGCATTGACTGAATAGTACGTTCGGACACACCAATAAAATCAGCAAAATGCCGATTGCTCGCAAAACAATCACCGCTTTTATCTCTTTTGCGAAGACTATGTATTTCCACTAATAAAAATTTTTCTCTTGGGCTGAATTTATTTGTAAGATATAATTTTGACGGTATAAATACCCCTGTGAAATCTCTTTCTCTTCTTTCAGAAACAAACTGTTCTTTTCTCATGCTAGATAACCTCCGTATATCTAAAAAATTCTCCGATAATATAAAAACAGTAGGCAATCTCTCGGAGGTGAGACTTTCGGGAGCTACCCTAGCCCACTGAATTTACCATATTAAGCTAAAACCAATCTATTTCCATCATAATGACTCTTTACGTAATCAATTATTTTCTCGGAATCGTCGGATGTTATATAAAAAGCGTCTTTAATCGGAATAGTGTTTATTTTCATAATTTTTACTATTTTCTTTATGTGAAAAACTGTACAACATTTAAATTCCGTTTGCTCTCTTATAATTTTTCTCACTTTTCCAAAAGAAAACTCATGTTTATCATCAACAATTTTTTGGTTGTATTTTGGCATATATTTTCTAATATAAAAAATTTCCAATGAATCCAAGTCTTCAAGTTTGCATTTAATAACAGAAACCGAAGTAAAGTGTTTATTTGAATGGCTATATGGACGGAAAAGCCCTAGCTTAGACTGTCCAATATAAACTACTTCATTACCATCTAAAAGGAAATAAATAATTGGTTCTCTTGCAATCGGAATGCGAATGCAATTTGAATTTTCCTTAAATTCCATAGATTAATACCTGCCTTTCGTATAAAAGAGTGCCTTGAACTGTATGTAAATCAACAGGCAGGCGGCAAGGCATTTCCGCTTTTCGATGATCGGTCTAGCCTGTTGGTTTTACCAAAATTAACGGTTAAAATAAAAAAGAGCCGCCAAGTAAGATAAAAATTCCTCAAAATCGAGAAATATTAATTTCTTCTTAGCGGCTCAAAAATCAAGACCGTGTGTACTTCTTCATTGAAGAAATTATACCACACAATCAGTCAAAAATCAATATGCCGGGGATGGTTTGAAGCGGCTATCCGTGTCATTCTGGGCTTTGGTTACTGCTTTCGCAATCTCGCTTCCGTCCAGGATAATACTGTTCATAATGTACTGTGGATTCTTATTTCCGCTGTTCATACTCATTGCCATTGCAACGCCCTGTGCTACTGCTTTTGCCATTTCTTCTTTTGTAAGTCCCATGCTTCCGTCTGAACTGGAAACAATGCTATCTGCAATCTTCTTCATGGTTCGCGGATTTTCCAACGGAAGAACGGCTTCGGAACCGGCTTCACCGATACCAATTACCTGTGCACCGTTGAAAAGGCCACCTTTGGCGTACCAATTAGGCTTATAAACTGGTGTAGAACTGGTTCTTCCACCGCCAAGATCATGTTTTCTCCACTCTGAAATATAATAAGTCAGAGTTGGTAAGTGTACTTGTTTCATGCCATCAGCGAATGATTGAGCAGTTTCCCGACCAATTGATGTAAGATTAACATTAAATAGCCTTTTAATTTTATCCGAAATCCCAGACAAATTGGTTTCTGTATAAGATTTCATTTTCCCAGTTTCCGTGTCAACTTTACCAGAAGCCTTTTCCCAAATCTGGTTTGTATTGATTAGAACAGAAGACCAATAACTTTGAATGGTTGTCATAACCTTACCCATTACATCTTTGGTATCGGTGTCCATGGTTCCGAGAGCTGTCGATACAGCACTTGCAGAATTTCCCCAGTTTGTTTTAGAGTTGGTTTCAACATCATCATTTGTGTTCTTTATCTTTGACCAAATAGAAGGCATTGTGCTTTCTGTGCTTTTTTTCATCCCAGCCATTGCAGTGCTTACGGCAGTATTGGCGAGACCAAAGCCAGTTTTTGTCTTGGACGATACGGAGCTAGAAGCATTTGCAACAGCGGTAGTAATACCGCCCACTGCTGTTTTCACAGATGTAGTCATTCCATCGAAAGAATTCTTTGCACTTGTTTCCATTGTAACAACTGCATCTGGAAAATCTTTTCTGAGTTTTTCATCTAATTCATCTAACGGAACGCCAGCATTTTTTAATGACGTATAAACTGCGTCTAGTGCTTCTTCTGTATTAGCATATGTTCTTCCAGATATTGCACTATCAAGAGCATCTTTAGCAGTTAAGTAGTCTCCACTAAATTGCTCGGAACTAAGACTTAAAAGATAAAGTTCGTCTTTCAAATCAGATATACTGATTTTGGTTGTATCAAATTTTCCTGCTGATTCAGATACACCATCTCCAAGGGCTACAGCTTTGTCAGTCATATCTTCCAAAAATCCAGTTGATACGCCCGCCTGTGCGCCATATTTCTCGAGAATTTTTTTTGCATCTTCGGTTGATACGCCGAATTCTCCAAGTTTCTGAATGAAACTATCGTACATTTCAGAATTTGATTTTCCGGCACTTTCATCTGCTTCAATTAACTTCCAAAGCTCTTCTGCTTGGTCTTGTGTTATTTTATGCGCACTTTCCATCTCGCCTGTATAATCATGGAGATAACCACCTGTTTGTGATAGAATTCCATTTCCACCTTGCGCAGCTTCTGTAATACTTGCAATTCCTTTAGCAAGTTTAACAGATAATGCCGTTGCAACAAATACAATCCCAGCGGTTCCAAATATAGTACCAAGCGTTGAAGAAAACGTTTTAAGTCCGCCTGTTGAAGCTGTTTCCGCTGCATCTCCAACTCCCTTTATTGCTTCACTTGCCGCACTTGTACCATTTCCTATCACATCCGCAAGTTTATCTGCAATTAGTTCTGCATTTTTCTTTTCAGCTATTTTTCCTGCAATATGTCCCACAAGTGAACCAACAAGAGTTCCAATACCTGTGATATTTGCTATTTTTACTGCAATAAATGCTTTTGTAAGCCATTCTGCAATATGTCCGGCTATTGGGTGCTTTTCCTCTAATCCATCGAATAATCCGTTTAATGCACTGGCAAGACCAGTTAATAGCAGATCAGCTGCGGTACTAAGGATTTCACCCCATGGTAATTCACCAAGGAATGTTCCAACTCCTTGTCCGAACTCATAGAAAGTGTCTGTAGTGAGAGAATCTTTTAATGCGGTACACAGGTGAGATATAAAATCTCCAAGAGCCTGTCCGTTCTCTTTCCAATTTGTGTCTTTGATGAATTTAGCGATTCCATCTCTTATCTTGGTTGTGAGATCATCCCAATTAAATGTTTCTGTAAATGATTTTAAGCTTTCGAACGCTCCGTTTAATAAACCAGAAAGTGCATCTGCAATTGTGTTCATGTCTATCTTTTTTATTGCACCATTTAAGGCTTTTCCAATAGCAGTGCCAAGCTTACCCCATCCAGTAATTCCAGCACCATCCTTTTTAGACATATCCTTTACAAATCCAGAAAGCATTTTCCAAGATGCCATAAAACTGTTTCCTATTAAGTTTCCAAGGCCTGTCCAGTCAATTTCATTTATAGCACCTTTTAAAAGTTGAGACAGTTTTGCCCCTATTCCGGAAAAATCTATTCCTCCCTCTCCGAGTAACAGGTTTAGGGTATTTACTGCCGTGTTAATTCCAGCTCCAAGCATTCTTCCCATTAAGTCGAAATCAATTCCGCTAACCATGGAATTAAATGCTGTTGTAAATGCATTTACAAATTCGGTTATTTTCGGGCCAACATTATTCCAACTAATAACTTCATATATTTTTTCCATTCCAACATTTATCATATCTGCAATAGTGGAGCCTAGTCCCTTCCAGTCTTTATTGATAAATGCTTTTCTGATTTTAGCAGCCCATTTATTAATTGGTGTTTCGTCAACAGTCAAAACTTCATCCAGTGAATCTTGTATTCCAGCAAAACTATCTGCCAAATCTCCAAGTCCAGAACCAAGACTTTTAGATGCAGTTCCAGAATTATCGGAATTATCGGTAAGCTGATTCAATTGGTCGAATGGCAATACGGAAAGTGCCTTTTTCAGCTTCTTTGCAGATGATGTAGCGTCATCAAGCCCAGAAGATGCGTCATCACCAGCTGTTTCTATACCACCTAAGTTAGATACAATATCGCTAACTCCACTCTGCGAACCTTTAAGCTTCTTTCCCATCAAAACATACATAAAGTTGCGGAATACATTTGCAGCCTGCATAAGCTTTGACATAAGCGCATTAAGTGCTTGAATAGCAGGAAGAATACCCGCAATCAAACCTTGCCCGATCACTGCGGAAAGTGACTGGAAATTCAGAGTGAGTAAACGAACCTGGTTCGCCCAGGTGCCAGATGTCCTTGCGAAATCCCCTTGCACATCTCCTGTAACTGACATTAAATAGTTATATCGAAGAGCAACTTTTTCAGCTTGAGACATTGCATTATAAGATGTTGTAATTCCCCTTGAAAGAGCATAAGCCTCCATATTTGCAACGGATAAATTAATACCCAATTGTCTTAAAGGCTCAATTTCCCCGGAAATTCCAGCGCGTATTTTCTGAAAAGCAGTATCGGTATCAATGTTGTAAAATGATGCAATATCCCCGGCTAATCCAGCAAGAGAAATTGACATTTTAGAAGCTGCATCTTGCGCAACACCAGATGATTTCATCATTGCCATCATGGTCCCAGAATATTGCTTTGCTGCCAATTCGGATAATCCAAATTGTTCTTTGGCCGTAGAAGCAAATTTGTAGGCTTCATCTGCCATGCTTCCAAAGGAAACATCTACAACATTTTCGATTTCTGTAATAGCAGATCCAAAACCAATTGCACTTTTCCCTAAATTTGCCAGAGCACGAATAGCTTTAAAACCAATAGCAGTTTTGAGCAAATTTCCGAGATTTAAAGAAGCAGTTTTAATTCCAGAGCTACTATTCCCGAGACGTTGAAACCATCCAATAATACTTTTTACCCCGGTTCCAATTATAGAAGAAGTTTTACTAACAATATTACCAAGGATAGATGTTGCAGATGACAATTTAGAAAACGCACTGGATATAGAATTTGTAGCGGAATTTACCTTTCCGCCTGCATTAGCCAACTTTGCCAGTGCTTCCGTCATGCGGATGGTGTTCTCACTGATTTTAGGTGCAGTTTTCATTACATTGAAGAACGACAATACTTCATTCGCTAGTGTTCCAAGTTGGCTTGATGTTTGCCCGATTTTATTCCCAGCGCTTGCCAATTGTGCAATTGACTGAACAAACCTATTTACGGAATCTGAAATTCCATCAACACCAATAAAGCTTTCTGTGATAAATTTCAAGTTACTTCCCAATGCAGGTAATTCAGCGGATACATTCGCAATATATTCACCGGAATTGGCTAATCTAGCCATTGAATTAACAAAACGATTAACACTGGAAGATACGTCTGGAATCTCTGATAAATTGCTTAATTGATGGATTGTTTTTCCAAGTTTTCCAGAATCAAATCCACTAACATCAACCTGGCTAAGCCTGTTGATTGAGTTGATAACTGCATTCAGACCAGAACCTTTATAATCTACTCCGCCCATTGTCTTTATGGAATTTGAGAATTTTCCAATTCCATCAGCAATGCTTGTCATTTTCCCTATATCAAGTTCTTTTAATTTTCCAAGTTCCCTTACACAACTACGTAATCCGTTTGTATTAACTCCGCTTAATGCGGAATTAACTTCTGTGAGTTTATTTGAAAGATTAGTCAGCGCACGTACTGCTTTTTCTGTACTACTGCTAATTTGTATATCAAGGGTATCAATGGTATTTTCAGCCATTTTATTTATCCCTCCTTTTTTTACAAAAAAATAAAGGGCAGACAAGACTTATTCATCCTGCCTGCCCTTTTCATGGTTAAGTTCAAAGTTCGCCTGCATGAGTTGCAAGCTTGCCAAAAGTGCGTTTCTCTGTTTTTTCTTTTCTTCTTCGGAAAGTATGCCTTCCTGTTTACGCTTTTCTTCCTCCGCTGATTCCAGTAAAGGTTTCTTCAAATACTCTGCTTTGGATTTTTTCCCAATTAAAGCATTTGCAACAGCCGTAAATGTAGCCGATGTTTGATAAATACCAGCTTGCCAGAGTTCAGCGTCTTTCCTTTTTTGGCGTATCTTTTCAGCTTCGAGATAAGGTTTCAATTCAGCTGGCGTAGAATCCATAAATTCTTCTTTGGATACACCGATAGAGAGGTATAAAGGAAGAATCTCTTGGTAAACAGCTTCTCGAAAAGTTAATTTTTCTTTTTGTGATCCTGCGGAAGCTTTGTTGCATTCTTCTCCACTGCCTGTGCTTCTGCTACTGCATTCAGCAGACCGGATAAAAAACCATTTTTCTCCAATTCTTTGTCGAGAAGTTGGTATAAATCAAATCCGCTTTTTGGATTTTCCTCAGTTCCTTCATCTTCGTAATCATCCAAAAGGTCACAGACTTTATCAAGAACAGCTTCTTTTTCAGAATCACTATCATACCCAAACTCTTCCTTGTGCTTCTTTTGAAGTCCGGCAAGAAGAAGTTCCGGGAGAAGAGAAATCATCTTCTGAAGGCTTCTCTCTTTTCCATCTGTAATTCCCTGTACCTTGTCCAGCACATCTGTTTTTGTAAGAAGTCCGTATCCAAATACAACCTTATACTCTTTTCCGTGTACATTAAAAGTTACCATTTTATAATCCTCCCGATATATTTTGTTAGCTAAGTGCCATTGCGCCTGTGGAATCTGCTACTGCTTTTGCGGTGTCTAAAGCCTGTGTAAGCTCTTCGGAAACAACTTTTGTATCAAGACCTTTGTATTCTTGAATAATGAGAGACAGTGGAATTGTTGCTGCTTCATTCTGTCCAATATCAGACAATGGAATATTTTTTCCAGGGTCTGCGATAACAAAAAATGCATCAGCGAGGTCTGGAAATACAACTTCAAACCAAACTCTAAATCCTTTTGACTTTCCTGTTGCAGCATCAGTCATAAGCTTCTTTAATGCTGTGATAACATCAGCGTTAAGATTGAAGGTTACATCCCAAGTACCACCAGTATCCTGTCTACCGGACGCATACTGTGTAATGAAGTCTTCAAGAGCTGATACGTCAATCTGCTCTGTATCAAGAGAAATTCCACCGATGGAACTACATCTTTTTAACCATGTGAATGCAGTTGGCTTTGTTCCTTTAGCGGTTTCAACACCGTAATGAAAAGTTACGCCAAGTGTTGTTAAATCTGCCATTTTGATAGGCTCCTTTCTTTAATTCAAGTTTTATGCACATAACCCTGTGCCGGGAGATAGCGGATCACCGCCTTTCTACTCTTCTTTGTCTGTTTTCAGTTCTGGTAATCCTGCTACAGATGTCAGCAGTGATAAAAAGCCGGAAAGTAAAGACGCGGATAAAACCATTTTCCAGTCAACACTGCCAATTACAGTTGCGGTTCCAATGGTTGCTATTGCTGTTTGAGCAACTGTTTTTACAGCTCTAATTCCTGCTGCTTTCAGCCAAAGTAATTTATCTGCTTTCATTTGGCATTCTCCTTTCATATTTTTGAATAAAAAAATAGAAGCATTTCTGCTCCTAATCTAATAAGGTTCCTGTATATATCCGGCTGTATCGACTCACAAGCTTTTTGATTCCACTGTCACCAAAAAACATAGGCTCCGGTCCGTATGTACGGCGAAATCCCATGCTCACCATAGTTTTGTGACTTATCTTGTCCAATTCATACAATCTGGTTAATGCTTTGCTCCCAGAGGTGAAGCAATTTACTTGAAATGATGGCATTGTTGCACATTCATCTCCTTCAAGGTCACCTCTCGTAATTGGATTTCCGAGCATATAAAGCTGTGCATATGCTTTTTTACCGGAAGCATTTGTTTCACTACCATCCATGGAATAATTGTCTGCGCCAGTAATCTTAGAAACAGCCGATCCCCACCTTGAAAAAACTTCCAGTACAGGGGATTCTATTGTGTCTGGCATATCTGTCACCTCACAATAAAAAATGCGCCCACCTTTATGGTGAACGCATTACATTTTATGCTACAATTTAACAATGTAATGATAACATAATTGACTGGTATCATTCAGTATATTATGGTATCTTCTTTAAGAAGAGAACACCTCTTTGGCAATTTTGCGGATATTCTGAATGATTTCTACACTGGCTTTATACATTGGCATTGTAGCTTCTGTACCGTAAGAACGTACCCATTCGCCAGAATCGGCATAATAAACCCACGATTCATTCTTTCCTTTTCCCTGTCCGTAAGAACCGATTGTATAACCAAATTCTTCACCTTTTGGATGTGGGCTAGAACCAGCTGCACCATTGTAGTGAATACCTGCACCGAACTCTATAAACAAAAGGTCTATTCCTTCACATATTAAATGGGCTTCTGCATAATTACCAAAACTGTTAATTTTGATGTAAATATTGTGGTTCTTATCAGAATCACCTTGTGCTGCTAAAATATTTTGGTCAATAACTGGAATCCCTAATTCACATAATCTTTTTATGAAGATTTCATTTTTGCTCCTTAAAGATTTTTGATAATTTTTTAATTCATCAATAGCTTTTTGGATTGATTTCTGAGATAAGGTACACTTTATTGTTTTACCCATCTTCATTCCCTCTCTTAGAAATTCCGTATCTGGCAATATTGCCTTTTTGTGTGTCTAAAATCTTCTTTAGAGTGTAGTCTGGCAATACTGTGGGCTCTCCATTTTCATTTAAAATAAGGCTTCCGTCCTCTCTTATTTGTGGGATTCTGTCTATCCAAAATATGTCTGCTTCCTGTGGATGAAAATTTCGATTAAAGCTTGTAATGTACCTGTCGTAATCTGGCACTATTCCGGCTGCGATTTCTTCTGGTGTTCCAGCTGTGGATGATACAGAAAAAGAGAACAGAACTGGCTTCTCATAAACTTTAACGCGGTCTAATTCTTTTGTTTTTTCAGTAATTCGTGACCAATATACTTTTTGCTTTTGACGGACTAATCCTCTCATATTTCCTCTCTTTCTTAAATTTGGTTGCTTAACTAAAGCCCTCTTTAGTTAATTAGAGTGCTTTCCATTGGTCAAGCATAACTTAATCATTATAAATAACACTATGAGTGTTGTAATCGATGCTCATTGTTCCCAAATGTCGCATACTTCTATCTCTGTCAGCTCCAACTCTAATAACTTTTACTAATTCTGTATTAGTATCGAAAGTTAATATATTGAATGCATCTTGATTTTTTGTACCATCAGTTCTATCAATGTCAAGATTGTTGGAAAGATGTCCACTAGCAACTACTATCCATAATTGATTAGGAAATTCTGATGTTGTATATACAAAATCAACGTGTGTATGGCCACAAATCCAAGTTATGAATTTGCCATCATCATCAATAAAATTTTGCACAGTTTGCTGATAGATTGTGTTTGTAACACAAGTATCATATTCATCTTCATATTTCAGATTGATAGAATTGAAAGAGCAATCAATATAATTCACTTTAGATGTTTGAGGTACACAATGAGTTGCACATACCACCGAATAGCCTTTTGATTTAGCACTTGACAAAACACTTTCAAGCCAAGTATTCTGATTGGTTGCATCTGTTCCACTTCTCATACTATCTAAAACTATTAGTCTTATTTTTTCAGAATTATAGTCCTTGTAATAATATGTTTTTCCAACATCATGTGTTACATTCCAATTGGAAATATATGGGTTTATAAACTTGTTGTATGCTTCAAGCATAGTGCATTGACCTGAATACCAATCTACATTGTGATTTGCCAAGCCATCGTGATTACCTATGCAAGTCAGTATTCTTTCAGTACCACTTACACTATCCCAATACGTCATGCCATCACTATAATTATTTATCATATCTCCTGTGCAAATAGCATCATCAATGTTTTTAATATTGTTAATAAAATTTGTAAATCTCTGCAATCTGATTTTATCAAGATGCAAATCTGAAATATGTGCTAAACATAATGGTTTAGTATTATTTTTTCGATAATGATTTGCTTGGTTGATTTTGTCTTGTATTCCTAAATTATTTGCAATAACACTATCATTATATTTAATATCTGTTAGACAAGTACCATAAATGACAACATCTCCCGTTATTTCACTTGGTGACAAATCAGCATTATCTGTTCTTCTCCATAGTGGCAACATTAATATCTTCTCTTGTGCCACATAAGGATATATACCGCCCCATTCATCTCCGTATTTTAATTTTTTTGTGTTAAAATCAAAAAATGAAATAGCTAATTCGTATCCATAAGGAATATTTTTTACATCAACTGCCTCTCCTTTGTTTAGGATTAAAAAATTACTTGTCCTTACTCTGTTAGTTGACTTACCCAAAATTCCTGTATTATAATAGGTGCCATTGACATAATCGGTTACATGGAAAACTTTTGTATCCTCATTTAAGAAAAATGGCTTTTCATAAAACTTCAATTTATAATTTGAAGTCGATACGCAAACAACAATTTTGGCATCTTCAAGCGTGTAATATGTATAATCTTCAAAACGATCATATGGACTTGTTATTTTAATCGGTGTTACAGTATCTCCTACCGATACAGTATCACTATTTGTTTTTCCAAGCATTGTTATGTTTGCATTAAGAGTTCCAACTAAAACAGTTTCATTAGATTTTAACGAAATTACAGCATATTTTGAAAGTGAGGATTTTTTTACAATTCCATTATTATCAATATACCCATTCTGCCATACTATATTTTTGTGTATAGGCTTTACGCCGTTGGTTATATTAACTAAATCTTCCTTTAGCGAATCAATAGCTTCTCCCGTTGCTTTTGCTTCTGCAAGCCCACCTTCTATAGTCAATGTAGTGTCTGGCTGTGATACACTCTGGATGTCCTTAATAGCTTGTTCTTTTGCGGAATTTACATTTTGAACAGCTTCCGCAGATGTGTTTTTAGTAAGCTCCAAAAGCTGATTTATAATATCTTTTTCTTGCTCGCCTATCTGTGGTTGATCAATCTCGATACCCTCTAGCACTGGCACTTCCGCTATTGCGGTATTCCATTCAACACTAATATTTGAATTGGAATCCGTTTTAACAGCACAAACAATAAAACGTACCGTTCCCATATACCTTGCTGCATTTCTTCCAATCAACCAAGAAAAAGTTACATTTTCGCCATCTACAGCTACATCATCACAAATGTATTGGTCTTTGATAGAAACATTAAAATCCACACTGCTTACGTTTTCAAAGTTAATTCTGACTGAAAATTTGGATAAATCAAGATTATCTCCTACAATTTTGGGACATGAAAATTTAATACGTTCTGCATTCTTGTCAGATTGTACCCCACCAACTACGATTGTAGAGGGCACGAAAATAACCCTTGTCTTAGCATCAATCGTGCATATATCGGATTCTTCAGAAAGCAAATTAACATCTTCTTTTGTGCTCATAAGTAAATCAAGTGCTGTTGCCATGTTCTACCCCCTCTGTGATACTTTAGTTTTACCAGTAGTTATAATGTATTTTCCGTTATCTTTTACGCCAGTGACAGATACAAAAAAGCAATCCCAAGTAAGGGCTTCTGGCGGAATTTCACATTGATTGTTTTTCAGTATTACTGGATATTCTCTTTCCATTCTCCAAAATGAAGCAGCTGTTTTACATCCGTTCCACTCTGGTGAAAAGATAAACAATGCTTTAAGATATCCAGTCGTGCCCTTTACCAGTCCAGAGAAATCACACTTGGGATCTGGATAAATTCTTTGATTATTTACAATAAATCTTAATACTCTCATGCAATCACCCTTTCCATTCCAACAGGAGAAACATATGTGAATTGGTTTCCTAAAATATCTCTGGCTGTGCCAATAACAAACTGTCCATAGTCGGACAGAATATTGCATACAAATTCCTCTGCGTCCACCCAATATCGTTTCTTAACCATGCGGTGAAGTTCTGTTAATAGACCGTAGCTGAACATCACGCAATGACCTAATTCATGGATAAATACACGATTTAGAAGTTCGCCATGTAGGTTGTTCGCAATCGAAATTGTCATTGTAGAGTAATCAGATACAGCAAGTGTTCTATTTCCAGTGCGGTCAATTAACACGTTATCGTGTGGGGATACGAACTGTACTCTCCATAGGTCACCGTTCATGTAAAATTGTCTTAGCATGGCTTATCACCATCCTTTTCTCAACTAAAAAGCCCCTGCCGCACTACTGCAACAAGGGCTTAATCAATAATTTAATCATGTCATCTGCTGAACCAAACGGCTCAGGTCAGTTTTCATCTGCTGTCTGAGCGTTGCATCTGCATCCGACCACATTTCCGTAAGGTTACGGATAATATCGGAAGTGTATTCTTTCATGGAATCATCCATTTTTCTCTTTGATTCAGCGTCTTTGGAATCATGATAGTGTCTACGGTTTTCATCGTATTTATCATAAGATTCTCCGTATCTGGACTTCTTCCAATTCATATTCATACCATCATTTTCCATATCACTACGCTCTGGATGATATCCCATGCGGTACATATTGCGCTCAAATTCTGGATTGTTTAAATACTCATCCATCCAGTCATCATCCTGCATATACAGATACGGTCTATAGCCTTTTCTGGTTCCCCTACCTTTTGGAGCGAAACGCCCATTTGAATAGCGGTAACGGTCATAGCCCATGCGTCCAAGATACTTTTCTTCCTGTTCGCATTCGTCCATAGCTTCTACGATTCTGTAATCTTTATCTGCACAAATCGCGCACTTTACGGATTCCATGCAATCTTTCAAATCGTCCCAATCTTGAGAACTGAGATTATCGAAGCCATGTGTTTTGGCTTTTTCCATAGCCCATTTTCCCATTTCCATTGCAACTTTATGCATTACAGTGCCCCCTTTCTAACAGCCTGCGTAACAGGTGCTTCTGTCGTTGGGGCTGTACCATTGATTGCAGTCAGATTGTTATTCGGGCTACATGCCGGGTTTCCTAACATTTTGAACACTCCACCAGTAGCACTTGTTACAACTCTGGTTGCGTATTTTGTTCTTGTTCTGACACCACATGCTGTTACCTGTGCGCAGCAACGATTCTCTAGCGGATACAATGTTGTTCCTGTTCCTATCTGAATCATCACTGGGGCAGTAATTGTGGTTGCATTTGGAATAGATTGTGCTAAAACAATGCAGTATTTTTCTCCATTATTGTAGCTTCCTTCTGGAATAGTAACCACAAGATTTCCACCTGTGAATGCAATTGCGGTAGACAACACAAGGTGATTGCAGAGTTTACAAACATTCTTACATGCCATATCTCTTACCTCTCAATCAAATAAGAGGTGAGCCGCAACCCACCTCTTAGAATTTAGTCAACCTCTAAGGGTGAGTTACTTAGCAACAACCGTTACCATATGTATTACATCCTGCGTATGCATATGGAGCTGGAACCTGGAATGCAGGAATCGGAGCAGGATTGATTGCATTGATTAACTGCTGTGTCTGAGAAGCCATTGCAGTTGTAAGCAATGCAGACTGGCGATCCTGGGAAGCAGCACGTTTCAGATCAGAGTTCTCTGCCTGTAATGTTGCAATCTTATCGTTAGTCAGGAAGTCAAGGATTGCTCTTGTGTTGCTGTTCTGGTTTTCCAGAAGATCTCTTGTGTTGTTGTTCATTGTGTTCTGGAGAGCACAAGTGTTGGTAGCAAGGTTGTAGTTGATACCCTGGATGGCTTCTCTTGTTTCGCAACAACAGTTTGCTAACTGAGACTGTAATGCGTTGGTATTCTGCATACCGGCTACAGTATCAGCATTGATTGCCTGCTGAACGCCGTTGAAGCCTTGAAGCATTCCGACATTCATACCATTAAAGCCACTCTGCATGGTATTGTTAAGAGAATATGTGCTGTCACAGATACCCTGCTGAATACCTCTGATACCATTCTGAATATCATTAAGGGCGAATTCCTCATTAATGTCTGAACGGGTAGCCCATCCTTGGAAGCCGGAACCATTTGTACCATTGCCACCCCAGCCACCAAAGCCGCCGAAACCGCCCCAGCCAAAGATAAGCAATATTATAATCCACCATGCCCAGCCACCGCCAAAGCCATAGCCTTCATCTGCACGGTTATTAGAGCCGCTTAATACAGCGACATCGCTTGCTGATAATCCACCATTCATCATAGCGATTACCTCCTTATTGATTTTTGTAATTTATACAAAATCAAAAGACCGCGGCTCTTTTAATTATTGTAGCGAATTTATTTTATTCCAAACTGGTTCTTAACCTGCGACAGTATATCGTCTGGATTAATATTTCTTTCTTTACAAAGATTTCTTGCAAGTTTTTCAATTCCTGCATTATCACCTTTTTCCATCATGTTAATTGCATTGTCAATTACAGGATTATTTCCAGATTGCTGTTTCATCATATTGATTATGGCTTGTTGAGGATTCCCTCCACCACGTATCATCTGCATAAGTTGCATTGGATTCATCATCTCTGTTTACCTCCATTCTGCTTGGGTTCCGGTGTTCCCGACATTTGTGTCGGAAACATACTCTTTATTTCGGAAATTTCTGAACAAACATCGTTCCGAAGCTGATTAAACATAGCTTCTATGTCAATCGGTTTTTCTTCTGCCTTTGGTTGCTGTTGTTCTTCCGGATTTATAAGTCGATAAACAAAAATTCTACTTCTTCCATCTGCCTGTAATTGTTTTCTATATATTTCTGTACCGTCAGTTTTTGGATAATAGACAGGGTTTCCAGACATATCTACATCTTTTGCCTTTACAGTATCAATCCCATCGACCATCTGTCCTTGTAACATGGGGATTTGTGGTACTTGCGGCATTGGTTGCTGAATTTGTGTCTGTCCGTATGGCATTGCCTGTTGATAGCTATTTTGCAATTGAGCTAATCTATCTTGATACGGTTGTATTTGTTGAAATGGTTGTGCAAAATACGGATTACCATACTGCATATCTCAAACCTCCCTTGTTTTTATAACTATATTTTACAATAATAAGAGGTTGATTAACACGCCATGATAACGCCATAAATACGCCATTTTCTATGAATACAAAGAAAAGCCCCGACAATACATCGGGGCGACTTTCATAATTTTCTTCTTTAATTTTCTGTTTATGCGGTCTACTGTTCTTGTGCTGTAGCCCATGATTTCTGAAGCTTCTGCAAGTGTTTTTTCTTCGTAAACACGCAATCTGAATAACTCTTTTTCTCTGGAATCAAATCCAGCTTCACGCAAATAGAAGATTCTTTCATCTTCTGAAAAGTCTTTATAATCATCCATTCCACTGTCCTCCCTGTAGTGGAATCAATATTTACACCGGGAAAATGCCTTTTAGGGCAAAGCCTAAAACAATACCAATTATGCCAGTTATGACATAAGCAATTATTTTGTCCTGTAACTTTCCTGGCTTTTCCATGAGTGATTTTAAATTGTCGTTCATTTCGTCAACTGTATCCTTAATGTGTCCCAGATCGTTGTTGTATAAAGCAATTTTCTGTTCCAGCGCATTGATACGTTCAAAAAAAACTCCATCCCTTTTGGAATGCTTTTCTTTCATCTCATGGACGGCACTTTCCAATTCTTTTAAGCGGTGTTCGTTGATACACTCGTGTTCACATCCCATCGCTATTCCTTTCCATCACTCCCATTTTTTAAATATTGCTTCTACCCACCTAATTTGAAGCACCCCTGCGATACGTGGGAGGGTTGACGTATCACGCACACACCATCTTAGAATCCGATAAATGGAAAAACACCATGATTTACATAAATTTCAGTTTCGGAATCCCAACTTCTATTCACAGAGGATTCGGAATGTGATCCTTGAAACTCAGCTCCCTGCTTTACTAGGAAGAAAAGAGCCAAATCAAATATGCAGTCATAGCATTTCTCCATATCGGAATTTATTTTCTCATCACTGTAAGAGGAAGGATAATTCCTTTTCTTCTTAAATGAACGAATAGCCCTCTTTGCTGAAAGAGGAATCATCCTCGCAGTTTCTTCATCATCTTCAAGATAATTTGTCAAGTCCTCTATAAGCTGTTCGTCCATTTAATCACCTACCTTTGCTGAGATAAAATCTCTGATATTATTCCAGCCTTATTAGTTGCTGTCAGGGCATAGCCGTTATCACTTGCGAGTTGTCTTAACTGAGATACAGTCATATTAGACAACTCGCTTTCTGTATACTTGTGTGTTGATGTATCATTCACACTTGCTACAGATGGTGACTGGCTGTTTTCATCGAGACTATGCCCGGTTATTCCCCCGCTTTGGTACCGATCACGATACCACCGTTTGCTTTTGGTGCAACAGGGACGAACATACCGGATGCTTTTGTCCATACTGCAACTGGGTCTGGTGTAGCCCACATGGAAAGAGTTACGAAAGAACGGTTCTCTTCCTGTATAAACTGTCTGTATTCAAGCTCTTCTGGTGTCACACCCCAGAGGCCAACACCGAAAGAACCGTTAGCATCTGCTTCATACAGAGTAAATACATCCTCTTTGAGGTATCTGGCTGTTTTCAGGGTTCCATCTGCTTTTCTGAAATTAAAGTTCTCATCACAACGATCAATTGTGATTCCATATTCCTGCATAAGCAGATTGGCAAGCTCCTGCTTTGTGAGAAGCCTTTTATTTGCAGCACCCAGAACAGCTGTCTGCATTGCAGTGTTGTTCCGCATGTAGTTAATCATTTTAAGAGAAGTAACAGCTTTGTTTACTACATAGCCATTGCCTTCTGCTACAGCTACCATTTTCTGGATATCGCCCATGATATCTGCATCTGGCTTAGACCAATCAGTAAGCGTTACTTTTGCACTTGCTGGAACGCCATAGTCAATTCCCATGTCAACATGGTTCTCTTTGATTGTTACAGCGCCGGTGGAAAGGAACTGTCCTTTCATAACATTTGCTCTTGTAACAACGCCCTCGAACAGTCTGGCTGCATCATCAAATACAAAGTTTTTCAGTGCTTCATTATCCGGCACACCGTTTTCAATTGCCTGCCGTAAGTTTTCGGACTGATTGATTTTTCTCTTAATGAAGAGTTTTTCAGTCAGGACTTTTTCAAATCCAGGTCTTGTGCCGATTTCTGCTTCGCTATCAAGAGCGTGGACGAATGCAACTTCCGGGAGATTCTGTCCAGCCATAAGTCTGTAATACTCTGCTTTCAGATACTGGGTTTTTGTATCTGGGAAAATGGTATCGAGGATACCTGGTCTTTTAACGCTGAAATTCTGAGAGAAATTAAGTCTTTCTTCTTGGGTAATTGATTCCAAAATATTAAATGGCATTTGTCATACCTCCTTAAAATACTGGGTCTTCTGTGACTACAAAAAAAATTCCGGATTTTTCAAGCTCTGTTTTTGCAGTAGTGTCAACTGTTACTGGAAGTCTCTTTTCAAGAACACGTCCTGAGACAATCACAGAAATTGGTCTCTTGGTATCATCTGTCATATCAACATCTTCAAATACAATGCCGATTGCGCCTGTCGCATTTGTTGGATATACGGAACCTGCTTTGATAATTTTCTTAGTTCCAACTGTTTCAGCATTTGTCTGGTCTGCTGTGTAGGTTTTGAGTACAAGTCCGACCTCAGATTCAAGAATATTTGGAGTGGACTCATACTGCTCTGTTTTCGTAAAAGCCATTATTTATATCTCCTTTACTTAAATATTTACAGGGGCGTTACCGTCCACTGATTTAGTTTCCTGGTTCTTTTTTGCTGAGTAAGCTTTTGCAAATTCAGCAGCATCACTTTTTACTGTAGCTTTCCCACCGCTACCACCGCCCGGATTCGGAGTGTTTTCCAATGCTTCCTTCTCCCAAGCTGCTTTTGCGGTATCAAGTGCTGTTTTATTTGCTTCGGAAACTCCCTTAACAAAAGTTTCGACTTCTTTCATTGCATCTTCTGGTTTCTCATACGGTGCAGATGCGTATGCTTTAATAGCACTCGCGTATGTTTCGGTTGAAAGTCCTGCATTTGCGAACATAGAAGTAATTTCACTGGTAAGGGCTTTTTTGTTGGATTCTGCAAGCGCAGCTTTCAAATCAGCTAACTCCTTATCCACTGCTTCCTTTTCTTTCTTGCGTTCAGCTTCTAGCCGTTCTGCTTCGGTCATATTCTGCTTTTTCAACTCTTCCAACTCTTTTTCCAGGGAATCTGCTTTTTCAGCTTTTTCCTTCAGAGAAACATTTTTGTCTTTCTCTTTCTTAGTTTCAGCAGAAATAGAATCAAGAAGCTTAGAAACCTGTTCCTCGGAAGGTTCTGCAACTCCCATACCGATAAGTGCCTGTTTTGCCTGTTCTCTTGTCATTGAAATCTCCTTTCTTCCAGTCCAATACGCTTTTTCAACACGGTTCGCTCCGCACATGGTCTGTACCCGATTTACGCTCACGGGCTGTTGCAATTTATTTGATTTTGTGTATTAAAAAAGAAGCCTTAGATTTCTCTAAAACTCCTTAAATAATCGAAATTTGGTTCATTCTTCGTTAGATGGAGAATTTGCCATTGGTTCTGTTTTGGACGGATTTTGAAACTTTCCGTCAAGTAATTGCTGTGCTTTCTGCATTTCCGCTTCCGGGTCTGCCAGTTCCGGGTAAATAGTTCCCAGATACGGTAAACTCATTTCGTAGACTTTCTGCGGATCACTAAATAGCCCACAAGTAATCAGTGCAATAAGCGGATGAATTTTATTTTTGAACAGATAATCAAGTGCTTGTGCTTTTACAAGCATATTGTCTGTTGGGTTTCTGGTTATCTTTACATCAAAATCTCTGGTTGAGATATTAACATCATTTGATGTACCACGGATAATATTCAGAATGATTCTAGCAGATTCCTTTTCAGCTTCCTTGGTGAATGCTTCTACCAATTTTGCATCTCTTTCTGCGAAGTCCCATCCATTACGAAGGTATACAGCATTTCCTGTATCCCCTCCGCTATTGCTTTGGCGGTTTGGCATTGCTTCCACAATCAGCATGTTATTGTAGATATCATCCTTTGCAACCTGGCTCTCTGATTGATTCAATTCAGCGGTCATCAGTTCAACATCCGACTGACAGCCATTTCCAGTATCTTTAACAGAGATGGCGCCAAGTTTTACCATTTCCAAAAACTCGTTTTTATCTACCTCGCAGTTCTTGAACTTCATAAAGGATTGCACAAACTGTTCAACGCCATTTAATCTATCAGACTGGTATTTGTTGATTGCATCAAATAATGTGATTGCAATTTCAACGTCCGAAAGCCTGTCATGATTATTCGGGCATTCAACAATAGGAATCCCACCAAAACCGTTGATGCCATATTCGGTTACTTTTCCATTCGTGATTTTGAAAAACTGGTTCTTTGAATAGCATAAGTAGTATTGTTGCTCATCTTCATCCTTCAAAATCTGAACGGACAGCATTGGTTTTCCGTTCCTCTGCGAATATACAATGTAACAATCACCAGGATACGGAATAAAGATTCTAAACGGCGGTAAATCTCCGTTTTCTGTCCAGTCCTCTTCTTTCAGAATAGCCTTATAAGAAGTTCCTGTTGCACTTTGGTATATTGCTCTCTGGATGTTTCTTGCATCTGCATTGGCTTCATCCAGATAATCATTCAGCAAATCAACTTGCTCATTTATTTTTTTGTCTGCATTTTTCTTTTTACATACATATTGGATTGGTTCCCCGCAAATCTGTCCAGCTTTAAATTTTACAGTTTCAAATGCGTGATTTTCAACCACTCTGTTATTGACTTCTGGACGGACTATTTTGTTTCGGTATAATATCGGCTGATCGCCTTTCATGTACCGATACAAGTAATCAATCAATGTTCGATTTCTATTATGTATGCCAATTGTATCTGATACTACTTTTACTACATTTTGCGGAGTGATTCGGTCAACGCCTGTGTAGGCTACTTTTCGCCCGAAATCACCTCGGCATAAATCTACAAAATTCATTGTATTTCTCACGAGCCGAACCATCCTTTCTGAAAAATAAAAAGCACTGGATATTTTAATCCAATGCTCTACTTTATATTTTACACATATTGGCGGTATCATTCAGTATATTTCGGTATCATCTTTCAAAACCTTTTATCTTTTTTACTTCTGCTATGGCTTTTAAGTGCATTCTTTTCATATGTATTTCAGAATATCCCATCTCGTCTGCAATGCGAACCAATGATTTGTACTCAACATAGTGCTTAAACAATATGTCGTACAGTAACGGGTCTTCAACCTGTTCTATGGTTCGGACTATTTCCTGTTTTTTTTGCAAAAATTCGGATATCATTTTTGAAATCTCTTCTCGCAGATCAAATATCTTTGCAATCATGTCTCCCATCGGATCACGTTTTACAGAGGTTTGTACCTTTTCTCCAACAGGGATTGCGGATACACTTGTGGAAAGAGAACTGAGCTGTTCTTCTTCGATAAGCTTGTTTTTGATTCTGTTATCATAATTTTCAATTTGTCGTAAATATTGAGTTGCAGTCATCATATTCTATCTCCTTCCCCACATAAAATTTTTGGTTGCTTTTACTTCTGCAAATCTTTTTCCAGCAAGTGTTATTGCAAGCTGCGTAACTCCATCTGCGGCGTCATCATGCTCATTATCGCCAATATATACAAATGTCGTTAATTCATTCATAGCCTTTTGATACTGTTTGTCTTGATATTTCGGAGCCAAAAATATGAAATTCTGTTTAACATCTCCGGAATACTGATTTATTTTTTCTTTTTTTGCTTGTTTTGAAGGTGCTTTTGTACTTGTCGTGCTGCAAGCGTATTTATGTTCTTTCAACCGTTCATTTACATAATAGGCATACATATCTCCACCATTATTTGCTTCAAAATTGATGGATTGAATATTATTACCCATGATTCTTCCAACAACTAATGGCAATGTTCCTTCTTTTGGTGCCGTGCTGAAAATCCAGTCATAAATATATACATCTCCATTTTCGTATTCTGCGCCCACTGGCATTGATAAGCTATCACCGCCACCCCACGCAACATCACAGGCAGAAACGTTTTTAACAAATCCCCCTTCTGGAAGAACGCCGTTATAATATCTCAATTCGTCAGCTGCAAACACAATTCCTTCACGTAAGAAGGGCTTTTGCTGATATTTGGCTTCCCATTCGTTAGCGTCTAGCCTAGCTTTCATATCAACATAATACTTTGTGGAAAATCCCACTCCATAGTCATAATCGAAATTGGATTCTCCATCATCATTTAACGCCGGAATCTTTCTGAACCGATACATTGGATTATCCCGATTTAGCTTTTCAATTTTTCCAAGAGGGTCATACAGATTCCATCGTGTTCCAACCATAAGCTCTCTTGCGCCATCAATCTTACGGTCAACCATCTTATTCAGATATTCTTGATATGTATTTTCTAATCGGGTAGGACTTAATGAATGTTGTCTATCTCTTACAAGGTCGTCCACGTACAAATACCCATCAGAAGAAATATCAACGGCACCTGTCCAAGTTCCTTCAATACCACGGCAAGTCATTGTTGCAAATCTATCTGGCTTGTCCAGGTTTATTTCAAAATCGTCTGCACTCTGTTTTTGAAGTTTTGATTGTGGAAAAATTTCACCGTAGTTATATTCCTGCGTGTTAATGAGATTAAGAAGCTCTCCATAAAATCCTTTTGCCAGTTTTCCAGAATGTCCGCCCATTGCACTATGGCTATTTGGTCTTTTCCCCATTATCCAAGACATAAAGAAAATACACATAGTAGATTTTCCAACACGGCTTGGAAGCGATAAACCGTAAAACTCTATCTTTCTTTCTTCCAAATCTTGTAGGTCTTGGGCTACCACATGTAGTGTTTTTCTTCTTGGAATATAAAATTTCTTGCTGTCCGGTCTATTCTTTTCCATATAAAGCAAGTAACTTTCAAATAAATGTGGTGCTTCCAGTAACAAATACTGCCAGTATATATCGTCAAAGTCACCACTACCAGTTAATGCAGCACACTTCTCTGCTATGTTATGTGAGTATTGACTTACTTTCATAGCCATTTTCCGTGCTTCTTGGTTCTTGTTGAAAGGAAGGTCAATATTCATATTTAAAAGCAAATCAAGGCAATCTTTTTGGTTCTGATAGATTGTCATGTCCCCATTGATAATCTGATTTAAAACTGCCCGATACCATTCAATCGAGCCTTCTGTAATTTTTCCCATAAAAATAGAGCCAGACCTCCTTTCTTTTTAGGATTTAGTCTGGCTCTCATGTGGCTCTCTTGACTGATTATTCACTTGCTTTGAAATTATATACAGGTTTAATAATATCAACTATATCTACGGTATCTTTGATTTTATCAATAATTTCTTGCGGCGGTTTGTAAGCCATAGGGCTTTCGTCAATTGTAGATTTCTGAACGGATGTTGTATATATCCCATTCATAGACTCCTTAAATTCTTCTAACGAAATGTTTTCTTTTGCTTTTGATCGGCTCATAATACGCCCTGCGCCATGCGGGGCTGAACAGTTCCAATCCTCATTTCCTTTTCCAATTGCAATAATACATCCATCTCGCATATTCATAGGGATAAGAACTTTTTCACCATGTTTAGCTGATATCGCACCTTTCCGAACAATATTTGTATCGTGGTCAATATAATTATGAATTGTGTCAAACCATGTGTTTCTTTGAAGTGTCCAATTCATAGTGTAGAATATAGCTGACTGTATGCATCTTCTGTTTATTCTTGCAAATTCTTGACAGATTTTCATATCATGCAGATATTGTCTTCTATGCTCACCTGTCAAATAACATAGTTCTTTCGGAATTCCAAGTTTGTCTGGCTTCCATTTTCGTTTTAATTCATCAATACTATTTTGAATTTCCTTATGCCTGCCAGAGCACTTGTATTCTTTTACTAATTTCTGTATTTCAGTTTCGAGCTTATCTGTACCCTGCATATCTTCTATGGCAATTTTTTGATATATTTCAGCTACCTGTTTTCCAAGGTTACGACTTCCAGTGTGAATTACAAGGTAGTTTATGCCTTTTGAATCGGTGTCAACTTCAATAAAATGATTTCCTCCCCCAAGTGTACCAAGGCTCCTGCGAATCCATTCAACATTTTTAAGCAGTGAAAAGCAGTGAAGTTCTTCTAATTCTTTAAAATTTATGATTTCGTCACGTACATTTCTTCCTGCCGGAACATTATTTCTTATCACTTCGTCAAGGATTTTAAAATCTATTGTTCCCACATCAGTAGGAATTTGTGTTGTGAGCATTCCGCATCCAATGTCTACTCCAACAATGTTCGGAATTACTTTATCTCCAAGATCAGCTGTAAAGCCAATTACACATCCTGCCCCTGCGTGAACATCTGGCATGATTCGTACTTTACATTCAGAAAATGCAGGCTGTTTTATTAGTGTATAAATTTGATTTAATGCTTCTTGCTCGATTTTTTCTGTAAATATCTTCAAATCACTCATAATGGCGCTCCTTTTTGGCTCTCTTGACTTTTCTTTTTGATTTTTTGTATTCTAAATATTTTTCAAAACTATATTTTTCACAATATCTGCAATTTTCTAATCCATCTGGTTCTGGATGTATGCACGGAATGTTTCTTAATTCGCACCATACCATTTAATCGCTTAACTTTTTGCAAATTTCAATAAAATCTGGCTTGCTAAGTTCTTTCAACTTATCTGTGTATTCAGGAAATTCATGTGTGAAAATCGGATGCCCTAACAGCTTTTCAGCATATTTGTAGGCAAGTCCACGGTCTTCTCCACTTAACATGCAGATTCCAGTATAGGTTTCAATTACTACAGCTTCTTGTTTTGTCATTCAACATATCCTCCCAAACTCACATTATTTTCTAAACCACCAAATGTGTTTATCAAGAATATCTGCTTTTACATCACCATCAAAATAATATTCACATCCTTCATCTGCAAATTCTGCTGGTGTTGTAAATTGCGGTATTCCGTCTGGCTCTAACATGACGCACGCCTGTTTAGAGATATAGCTTGTTACAACAGCCGGTTCGCTCCGCCACCAAACTTTTCTTCCAATGACTTTTTTATCAAAATCAATTTCATTTAGACCAATCGGATGTTCATAGAAATCATTAATCATACACTTAGCACGTTCAATGCCACCTCTTACATCACAGAATTTTTCGACATTTCTAGTTATGAACACGTTTCCAATCGTACTTGCTTCAAATTCACCATGTCTGTATCTTGCATGATTATAAGGTGCGTAATTTATACCCCAACATACAGGCTCTCCATCAAACTGAACTAGATTCTCACAACTTGGTTTTTCGTTTCTTGGATAAGCCCATAAATTGTTATTTCCGTATTTTCCACCGATTGTATGTATATAACCTTCTATTAAAACAACAAAATACGGTTTTTCGTTAATTACAGTATCCCAATTCATTTGACGCATTTTTAGTCTCGAAATATCTGTAGTCCTGTCTATTAACTTGATTATTGACATCTGATGCCCTCCTTTTTCATACATTCACCTCAAACTCTTTCTTGCAATTACTACCCTTACATTTCAGTTTCAAGTGCTGAATCTTCGTGTTTGGGCTAATCAGAAGCGCTTTCTTCTGGCAAAAAGGACAACAGGCGTATTTCGTTCCGTTAATATTCCGTATCAATGCCTGTCCATTCCACGGCTCGGGTGGGTTCATGTATTCAGAAAAATCTATCCCTTCGGATTCTAATGCTGATTTAATGCTCATTAAAAATCTCCTTAAATTTCTTCCTATTAAAACCATTGTATTGGTTTCCCCAATACGGATATTGCTCTAAGCATTTTCTCATATAATCGCATGGATGTGCTTTTGCAAAGTCAACAATTTCTTTGGCAGGTGCCTGCTGTACTTGTGTTCTCCATTCTGGACAACCTTTTGTTTTTTCTTGATCCATTAATTTTCCTCCGTTTCAGAATGCCATGCATTTTTCGGAAATTATTCTGGTTTATTCGATTTAGGGCAACTAGTGTCCAAAATAGTTCATTACTTAATTTAAATTCAAGTTCAATACTTAACGGCTTTCCTATGCTACAAAGTGTGCCATCCTCATTTTTGTGAAGAATACCACCTTCGATAACAGCACCATCCGAAATTGAAATCTCTGGTATTGTTTCAATAACTTTTCCATTACATGTAAAGAAATGCTTTAATTCTTCCTTTTCACCCATATCAGCACATCCCTTTGTTTTTCCTTAAATTAGCGTATCGGTCAACTATAACATCTATTGTTGTATAAAGCTGATTGATTGTGATGCAATCGGACTGGTGCTGTCTGCGACATTTTGCGATTTCTACAGATTCATCATAAAATGGCGTATCTGAATTTTCACACACCTGCCTTTTTAAGTCATCGTTGTAACCGCACATTTTATCCAGTTCAGCCTGAAGCTCATTGATTTTATTATTTTTGTCTAAAATTTCATGTTGTTTCTTTTCACATTCTTCAGACAACCGAACAACCTCTTTTTTCAGCTGATCTACAGTCCAGTTTTCCATATCCTCAAATTTCATATTTACCACCTCTGTCTTCGAAAATTGTTTCTTCCAAGCATAAATTTTTCGGCTGAAAAATTATCCTCTACATCAATATGTGCTTCACGGTCTTGCACCTCATATCCGTTTGGAGTTAATTCAAGTTTTGCAGTATATTGAGCGCCACAATTGGTGCATTGCCATGTCACATTTAAAAAGATTTCTTTTTCTCTAAAAGGTTTTGCGTAATCGGAATTTTCGCATTTCAATATTCCACCGCAAACAGGACAATTGCGTTTATCAAGTAAATCTAGCATTCAAATTCCCTCTTCTCCCTGTGCTTCATCTGACAAGCAATCATTTTAGCTATGTTTTCACGTTCCTGTTTTATGCCATGACCTTGCCGGAATAGCTCACACTCAAGGATATTTCCGCATTTGGAGCATTCATCTTTGATTTCTTTACCGCATACTTTCATTCCACATCTCCGTATATCAGCAGTTTAATAATCTGCTCTTCTGTAATTTCCTTCGCATTGGTTCCAAGCCATAAATCTTTATATTGCAAAGAATTATATAGTTTATTAATTCTACTTATCCGCATTTCAAACGGTTTGTCACTTTGTAAGAAATAACTAGCTGCACCACGAAGTGTTTTTGTTCTATGAGGTGAATTAATAATGAAAATTCCTACAGTACATGTTTCTGTTTCCAAAATAAACGTTTTCCTATTGAACCGCACTATTGATGTTTCGTTATGTATTTTATTAAATAATTTTATCAAAAAATAATCTGCATCTTTATAATCAACCGCCAAGTACAACGCTGATATTTTACTCATACACCCTCCCAGTATTTACAACAATCGTCCAGACATCTAAAGTCTGCACAATGTTCACTGTCACCATTGAAGCAAACCCATGTGAATCCATCGTGCTTTCTGCAATCCTTACAACATTTTTCTTTCATAAACTACCTCGATTTAGAAAAATCCAGTGTGCCGACTTGAACGGCATAAATCTCCCAACGAGAAACACTGGAACTTTAAGGGGGAAATGCAACTTCTGGCAATGGCAATTTGCCAGATAGAAACAACAGGAATCGAACCTGTGTCGCATGATATTCAATATCATTGCTCTACCACTGAGCTATGTTTCTTATTACCGCCTGTCACGGACAGTTCTTTTCAAAGGAACTGGGATGGTTTTCACTTTTGTTTCATTCGACAGTAATACAATCGTATCTCTCTGAATTGATTGTGTTTTCCATAGCTTCAATCGAATTGTATCCAAGATTCTGTAAGATTTGTTTGAAAACTGTTACAGATTGACCGCTTGCAAGTTGCACACCTTTTCTTGTAGCATCTGCATGGAATACGTCATGTCTGCTGTTTACATTCCAGAAGATAACGTTTGGAATAACGTATCCGGATTTATGGAACTTGTTTGCCATCTTATCATAAAACGACCAATTGCGATTTCCACAATAATCAATTTCCATATCAGAAATTACGACAATAGCTTTTGGCATTTCTTCCTGTGAAATATTATTTTTTTCTGCGATATCAAGCACCTTTTCAAATGCAGCTTTAAGGTCTGTACTATTACCCCAATCAGCTCTTCTAGCATTATTGATTTTCTGTGAAAGAGTTTCACCCTTTAAAACAACTGTTTCTGGATTGCTGGAAAATGTCATAAACAAATTGTGGTATGCTCCAACATTTCTTTCGGCAAAGTATATTGCCATACCTATTGCAGTGGCTAGCGGTCTGCCGCCATTCCAAGACATTGAACCAGACACATCAGCCATAATCAAAGCATTTGTTCCCTGTTCTATGTAATTTGGGAGTGCCTTCCACTGTGCTTCTAAAACTTTATTATTTTCTCTTCCGTAAAGAATTTTCTCTACAATATCGTATGGATACAAAGTTGAAGCGTTGATTTTAACTTCTCCTTTATCAGCCTTATTAATAAAATCATTAAATCCATCTGGATCATGTTTTGCAAAAGCTCTGCGATAAATCATCATTGCACGGCTCGGAACTTCTGGATATTTAATCTCATTCCATTTACCGGCAGACATAAGGCTTTCAACAACACCAATCTGTTTTCTCATGCTACGAACAATCCTCTTGAAGTTGTAGACCGGATAACCCAACTTCTGTGCAGTCAAGATTCCTAACTTCCTAGTTTCTCTGCTACTTGCATCAGCAGTCTTAATCCATTTAGCAAGTAAAGAAATCGCTTTTCCCTCATTGAGATTTTTCAAATCTTCCTCAAATTGTTTCTTCATGGATTTCCACATTTCATCTTCCAGCGGTGTTTCAATCAGTTCATAGAGATCGTCATATCTTCCGAATACTCCAATCAAATCAAGGTTCGGTCTGAGTGCTTCTGGATGATGCTCTGCCATATAGCGGATAATGGTTCGGAAAGTTTTTCTTTCTCCTAATCCCTCTCGAATATCTCTTGCGTAAAAAGCAATCTTCGTAGCAAAGAGTTTATCCTGTGCATACGCTTCTGAGAACAATGTAGTGATTCTATTCTCATCGGCATCTCTTAATGCACCAATAGTTCCGAATAGATCAAGTCTTGCATCACTTGTGGTATTCAGTGCGACTGCGCCATTTTCAGTTCTTGTAAACTTGTTTTCTTCTTTCATTGCATTTGCAAAATCCATGTTTTTCTCCTTTCAGGACACGATAAAATAATTTATAGGTTATTCGACTGAGACTTTATTTAAGAATAAGTTGCTGTAAGTGTCCCATAATTTTTTCATGATGCTTTTGGTTTTCATAATTAGCAGTTATGTCCAAATGATTGCTGTAAGCACCACATAAGTGGCAAGGGGTGGACTCGAACCACCAACACGTACCTTGTAATGGAAAGAACGATTGCTGTAGGAGCCACGAACATGACTTACATTCTTTTACTGCTCTACCAATTGAGCTACCTTGCCAGAATAGCAGGAGGCGGATTCGAACCGTCGTTTCCATGGATATGAGCCATGTGAGATTCCACTTCTCTATCCTGCGATGTACATGTTTGGAAGAACCATTTCAGCACGTTCACTTATTGACTACTAGAGGAAGTCACTATATCACCGATAAACAGTACACATTCGGAACTCGGTTATACATTCCTGCGCACTGCCCTGTGCTTTTCCTACCACCAAACTTTCAGTCTCCAAACAATGGGAAAGATAGGAATTGAACCTATAATGTTTACCACGAGGGAACGGTTTTACAGACCGCCGCAACACCGCCAATCGTTGCCGCTTTCCCATAACCCGGATTCCCGGGTTAGCAATAGGTTTATCGTGTTATGCTTTCCACTATCTACAAGTTTTAGTGCTGTAGATTCACTGGATATTTTTATGCGTCTTTGGACGGTATCTCTTGAAAACTCCTTTTATTAACGTGCGCTGCGTTAATGTTTTTTACTCCGAGATATACCAGCCGGGAAATCAGATCCATTTAGGCTACGCCGTATCGCACCTAAATTTATCTAATCCACACGCTCAACTGGAAGTTTTTTCCACCCATATTACGGATGAATGGCATTTAGAAGAAATGGAAACTCTGGGATTCGAACCCAGGACTTACGGCTTATGAGGCCGTTGCTCTCACCGCTGAACTAAGCTTCCTGAGATACCAGAAATAAGCCCGCCATAGATTTATTTCTGGCACTGTTGCAGTTCTTGACCACCAGCCACAACAAAGGTTTTCTGAAACATTTTTAGATTTCAGAAGGTCTTCCGGGACATTTGAAGCCCCTTTAATCAGCCCCGTTGGGCTAGAAGACCGAAGCGAAAGTTGTATGAAAAAGAAAAATATTTGCAATATGATAAATATTGCAAACTAGGCTAGCTGGATTCGAACCAGCGAATGCAGCAATCAAAGTGCTGTGCCTTACCGCTTGGCGATAGCCCATCAACCCCGGCGCACCATTAAAACCGGGGAAGTCGTGATATTAAGCTAAACAAGTATATAGATTTTCCGCTCTTACTGATTACTCTTTTCCAGAAGGGAAATTTTCTTTTCCAAATATTCAATAATTCCTGGCGTATTCATCAATAAGAGCTTTCGCTACTCTGGATGCCTCGACTTATCGCTTTCATAGGCATTCCCGAGCCTACATGGATTAAGTCGAAGCGGCGCTTTTATGAATTTAGCCCTTTCGATTAACTCAATCGGGATAATTCCAATTGGAATCGGTAAATACATTTGTCACCTCGTGCAAATTAAGAAAATATTCAGTGCAAAACATATTTCTAAACAAATACAGAATAAAATCTGTATTACGCTTGTCTTTCCTTCTTCGTCCAGTATAGCCAAAGTACCGGCAAGAACCAGAACGAAAAATGCAAGATTTACAGCTGTTCCGATTACATTAAGTGCATTCATTTTCTTTTTCCTCCCCAATTAAGAAGTCCAGAATTTTTTCTGCAATTTCTTCTTCTGGCTCAAATGGCATTCCACAGTAATTGTATGATTCTAAAGCCGATTTTAGGCTTGATTTGAAACCATTGTAAATTTCTCCATGTTGTAACAGTTCGTGCCTTAAAACTGAAATTGCATCAGTAATTGATTGAGAAGTGACACTGATTTGTGTCAAACACTCCATCTCAATGTCTGGAACAGTCATCATTTCAAGCTTCAATACTGGAATTTCATCTACAGCTACATGAAAATCTATTGATCTCACTCTCAGAACTTGGTTTCCATCAATAAAGCATTTTGTTCCACGCCAATCATAGTGGTTGGGGTTTGTGATCTTTACTAAAGACATCTTCGCTCCCCTTTCTTTTAGTTTCACAGTAGAGAAGAAGGTGTTTCGCAATCTCTTCCAACTGTAGAATGTTGTATTTTGGAATTTCCCATGTTTTATGCTCCAATAATGAAGACAGTGGAATTTTCTCAGTCGGTAGTTCGTTAGTTACTGTGGCATTGATAAGCATAGACGCTACATCAATGGGGGATTCGGGAAGACTATCCTTGTTATCACTTATTGGTGCGTATAGCATGGATAACTTTTTCCATTCTCCGTTTTCCTTTGAAAATACTTCTCCGTTTTGTACTTTAAGTATTCCAGTAGCATCTCTTGGAATATACTCTTCTTTTTCACACGAACGAACATCATTCCCGATACTGTATAAAAAACAATTCATTATCCTTCTTCCACCTCCCCAAAATATTTCTTGTAAAGGTCAATGTCTTTCCTTCCCAATAATATCTTTATATTTTCTTTGTCTTCAACTTGCAAAGAGCCATAAGCAATATGTACCCACGTTGTTATTGTATTTTCTTCTTGGTTCTCTTCTCTATAGCCATTGATAACTGTAAATGCTGAAAACCAATTTCCCATCTGCACATATTCCACTCGAATGAACAACTATATTGTCTTTCCTTATGCGTTTGGTATCTGCATTCGGGAATTTCTTTTCGTATTCTTCTGGAACTGAAACGCCTTTTTTATTTTTTGAAAAAAATTTAAGCACGTCTTTTCCTCCCGAAATATTCATCAACTGCCTGTCTTACGATATCCGATACACTCCTGTCCGTCCGGTTCTTCTCTTCCAGGAGTCTTTTTTTCTGTTTTTCGGAAAATCGGATGCGGATGGATTCGGATTGTGGGTTTGGTTTCATAAGCACTTACCTCAACTTACAATTTCAATTGGATATCCTAAATATGCTTCCAACTCTGAAACAGTCAGTTTACGTGGTTTCTTTATTTCAACATCAACACGCTGTATGATGTTGTCTGTTGTCTTTGCGATTGCCTTTCCAGTATAACTTTCAAGCTCTTCGTTTGCATATACATTCAAATGTTCATATCCATATGCCCGGCACCATCTTGCAGCTGAATCAGTAATTTTTTTAAGTTCTTCCAGTTCATTACCGAATATCTCTGAGTATCTGATAGCATTGTTTAGATCACTCGTACATACAGGGACAAGAGCCACAACATGTTTATACGGACTCCCGATAAAACGAAAGTATCTATGTGATTCCATTGCTTTTTCACCTTTTGGCAAGTTAAATCCTTGAGCTATTGCTTTTTTAAGCAACTGTTCTGATTCAACATTATTGTCTGTAACGATGCACTTATTCGTAAAATCAATCATCTTTATCCCCCTCCAAGAGTTTATATAGAGTGCTCCTTGAAACTCCTATAGTCTCAGCAAATTGTGCTTTTGTTATTTCTCCCATTTGCCAACTTCGTTTGGTTTCTTTGAAAAGTTCCTTATCTATCTCTTTTTTTGCGCGGCCTTTATATTTGCCTTGCGTTTTTGCTATTTCAATACCTTCTTTTTGACGCTGCCGAGTGTTTTCTCTCTCTCTTTGGGCTACATATGAAAAAAGCTGCAATACAATGTCTGTAATTAAGGTTCCTGTTAAGTCTTTATCCTGGCATGTGTTAAGAAGTGGCATGTCCTGTACGATAATATCGGCTCCGATTTCTTTTGTGATACATCTCCACTGTTCAACAATTTCATTGTAGTTTCTTCCAAGACGGTCAATTGAATGGATTACCAGAATGTCACCTTTTTGAAGAGAAGCAATCATTTTCTGGTACTCTGGACGATTGAAGTCTTTCCCAGATTTTTTATCCATATAAATTCTTTCAACACCATCTGCTTTCATTGCTTCAATTTGTCTCGCTTCATTTTGCTCTACTGTTGAAACTCTTACATATCCTACTTTCATATATACACGCTCCTGTTTCTTTATAAAACAATTATACACTATAATGTGTGTGTTTTCAATAGCAAATTACACGTTTAAGTGAATTTTAATTGATTTTTATAACATTTGCGTTTATTATGTAAGTAGGAGGTGTTTATATGGTATCTCAAAAAATTAAACAAATAATGAAAATGAAAAAAATTACAAATATTCAAGTTGCTGAACATCTAGGAACTTCACCACAAGCACTAGCTAACAAGTTTTCCAGAGAAACGCTTTCTGCATATGAGCTTATAGCCATCCTTGACTTTCTTGGTTGTCAAATTTCTGTTGAAGCATTTCCAGATATCATAGTAAAATTTAATAGCAATGATCTGAAAAGAGAGCCTTAATGGTTCTCTTTTTTATGCTCTAATTAATCCCTGTCCCTCTTCTCTGCTATCCTGTCTATGATCTGAATAATTTCTTGTTTCTGAGCTTCTGACAATTCTTTTCTGAGCTTCCTGCTGAAATTACCATCATTGATATGTAACACCTCTGCGATCTGCCATAAGCGAACGCCTTTTGACTTTGCGTAATTCTTGATATCTTGATTCATGTTTTACACTTTCCTTTCTTGGTGTTGCCTTATTTAGTGTTAGCAGAGAAACAGTTAAGGATTACTGCTTTCGTGTTGCAATCACTATCATTGCTGTATAAGGAGAGCTTTTTTTATTTTTTCGATGGTTGAGGTGGTGACTACCGCTGACTAGGGCTTTATATATACCCCCTCCCCGATATCCATGACGGACGCTACCAGGGAAGCCCGCCGCCCCATGGGTTCCCGCTTCCCTGGTTTAACGCTGACCTTTAAGGGCCTGCGGCAGTAATCAAGGGAATGCTATGCAAAATCTATTGTAATATTGCACAAAAAACAGTGTTTTATAAAATGTCTTTTTAGGGTGTACCCTATTTGCACATTGCGTATTACTAGATATAGAATCCGTTTCTTCGCAATCACAACATATAGTGTTTTTACTGTTATAGCTCCGGTTTTTCCATCTCTGGAAGCTCCAGCGCCGCTTTGTGCTTCTCTGCGATCTGCTGCGCGGTCTGCTGTGGTACGCCATACTGTTTTACTTGCTCTGGCGCTGTCTCCACCATTTTGTCTACAGCCTTACATAAAAATATATAGCCGACATTGCCAGAGGCAGCTCCTTTATATCTGTTTAAAGCACATTCTTCTTGCCATTTTTTAATGGTGTCGGAGCGTGATAAGTTTAGTTTTTCGCAAATATCTGTATTTCTACATTCCCCATTAGCCCAAGAATATATTGTATCTCTATGTATACCAATCAATAAAGCATATTCTTCTATGGTTGGCTTTTGATTATATCTATATACTAAATCTGTATATATTTCCCATATATCGTTTAATATATTTATATCCTGTAATATACATCTATTAAAATTAACACGTTTATTTATATATTTGATTAATCCAGTGAATAAATTATTATTTGGCTTATATAATTCATCTGGATCATGTAAAGATTTTTCGTATTCGTCAGCCAATATTAGTATACTATTCTCATATACTTCAGATCCTTGATCTGTAACTATTGTATTATTCACTGTCTCACCTCGCTTTAACACGTTAATTTATAAATAAAAAAAGAGAACAACACAAAAATAAAAGTAACCTGTATTTCAATCACTCTTATTTTTTATCGTTCTCTTTGGTAAAATGTCGTAAAAAGTAAATTTATTTTTCTTTGCTGATACCTTAGCACAGTTTTTAATATCTTGTCAAATTTAATTTTGCATAAAATAAAACCCATTATTTTGTCAATAATTAATAAATAATAATTAGGGTATTATATTATAATCTTTATTTATATTTATATCTTATATATTATTATACGGTACTGTATAGCATATCTTTTAATAAACTCCAGCTTTAGGAATCTAGGAAGGGCAGAGAATAATTATATAATTATATATAATATAAGGGCGACTATATTTTCACAGATTTGCATAATAAAAGCCAGACCTTCCAGGAGTTTCTATCCGGCGTGATCTGGCTTGTTATGCGTGTTATTTAATTAACGATTCTGTGTACTTTCAGCCTCTGCCCTTCCTGAGTTCCGTCAGCTCTCGTTATCTGATAGCCTAAAGAAGTTTTAGAAAAATGTCAAGCGGTATTTTAAAAATATTTTTCTTGACAATTTGCTAAAAGCTGTGTTATTAAAATATTAACAGGCTCGGCGGCGGTCTGTACTCTGTCCACAGCCGCCATAAATAAGCATTTTAAAAGCCCCGGGATTAATTCCCTAGGGCTTTATTTTGTTGACAAAAAATAAAAAACATGTATATTAATGGGATTACTCTTTTTTAACTGTCTCTATTATACATTATTTATTAATGTACGCTAATAACTTTTCTTCAAATTCTTTTGTTGTTTCGTCTGGCAGATATTCTAGTAAATAACCGGGCTGGCACTCCAATATAGTACATATTTTATTTAGTGTATCTTGCGTGACAAGTCGATCATTACGAAGCTGTTGTAACTGGCTTTCTGTAAATATCTTATTTTTCCTTATTAAATAGGTTGTAATTCCTTTTTCTGCCATCATATCAATTATATTACGTTTATATTTAATCATTTTCATACCTCCTTGCGTTCTTATTATATATAGAATTATAATAGCACTTTTATGCACTATATTTCAATGTACAACATGCACAAAAACTGTTTTCGGTATGCTCTTTAATTTAGTGTATAATGTCAATAGACATACATTATATTTTAGTGTATTATATAACCATCAACAGAGAACAAAAGAAACAAACAACCGGAACCGCCCGAACCACTCAACACAATGAGGACATATGGAACCGGCACCGATTAATTGAAAAATTCTAGTTCCTAAACAAAATAAAAAAAGCCCGGCGATCTTCCAAACCAAACCGGGCACCAAACCAAAAAGAAAGGCAACCCCATTATAACAGGGGCGAAGGTAAAAAACAATGAAAAAATACACACTTGAAACATTAAAGAAAGAGAATGAGCTTTTCGATAGCTATTACGGACTTGAAGAGTCAGACGTAAAAAAAGTAAACCACATTATTGAAATGATTGAAAGATCACGCTCTACAGAAGTCATTCAAAAATATGACGTAGTAGAGTATACGAATGAATATGGCGAGTATTTTCCAAAAGCAACAGCAACAAAGAAAAGAGGAGAAAACATAGAGCTTTGTGAAAATGCTGGAATACATTTAAGTATTTACGATAACGAGTTGTGCGGAAGTGCTTCGGGTGGTGCGTTTAGCCATCATAATAAGTCTGAATTTACATATAAAGGCATGTCAATCAATACTTTTTGGACTTGGGGAAATGCTGGGGCTTGCGCAAATGGTGGAATTTATTTTACCTCAACTGTTAATTTGTGGGAATGTAATGACAATAAAGAAATGTTTTCCACAAAAACACATGATAAATATCATTTGTCATATAAAGAAGAAGGAAACAACGGAGATTATCAATATTTTGCTTCTAAAGCTGGAATGAGTAGCTATGCATGGAGAACTAAAGAAGATATGCAAGCATGGTTGAGAACTAAAAGAGCAGTTGTGACCGGAAAAAATACATGGGGTGGCGTGGTTATCTGGACATATAAAGAAATAGAGCACCATTGTTCAAATACAGAGTATGACGCTTTAGAAGCGCCGGAAGATATTTTTTTAATGAACGGAAGCAAAAGACGTTGTAAACGTGTCTATGATGATAAGAATTATATCTTGCATACTTATTTTGTCTGGTACTGGGAAGATGATACTTTAGACTTTTATAAAAGAATGTCATTACAGAATAAAATTATTGATTCTTACGAGGTGGATTATTTTACAAATGAAGTAAATAAAATCGCGCTTGAAGAATTGAGAAGCGGAATTATAAAGCCGCTTGAAGTTAAATTTAATTAGACCGGTAAGCGTACCGGGGAGCATTTCCCCGGCGGCCTTTTAACAAAAATTCAAGGAGGATAAAAAACATGATGAAAATTGACATGTGGTACAATGACAAAAAGGAGCAGGCAACCGGGCTTGACATCTGGTTTAACGATCTCGGATGTTTTTATTCTGGAAATATCAAGATTTTTAGTGATATCGTGGGTGATTATTACGCCGACAGTGTACAAGAAATTTGTGAAGCGTTCCCGCATCTGAAAGAGAAAATAAACGCTTGCTTGAATTAAATAAACCAATTCCGGGCGGGGCTTTCCCGCCTGTTTTCCTAATCAAATGGAGGTCTAAAACATGAAATATCATTACATAGCAATTTCAACACGCACAAACAATAAAAACTTTGCTTCTGTTCTTCGGGTTTCTAGCTCTGACAATTTATTATTTTCCTTGCAAGTCCCCGGCATTACTTCCGCAAATATTTGCAGCACGAAAAAAGAAGCTGAAAACGTTGTTGACTTCTGGAACAAGTGTTACAAGACAAATAAAACTTATGGAGGGTTTTAAAATGATAACAATCAAGAAAGCCACGCAAGCGCAGACAATCGCCGCCATAAAAAGCGGCGATTTCTTAACAGTTGATACAATCAACAGAAAAGCTGAAAAGGAAGCAATGGAAATCTTTAAGGCTGTTGCTGGTGGCGTTATTAAATTAGCTTATTGGGATATGTCCCCGGTAAAGCGTCGGGATGGTAAAAAGTCTGTGATGCGATATGCGCTGCACAGATCAACAAAAAAAGAGAACTGTTTGCAACTCTCCTGTATGGAGCTTATCGGCGGCGAGATCATCCCCACAAGTGACAAACAATTTAAAATTAATGATGATTACGACCGCCGGGAATTTTTCCGCAGTCTTCCGGCTGTTACAAAAATGACTTTAAAATAATAAGGGCGCGTCTTTTTATATCCTGGCTCCCAGGGTGAAGGGAAGAAAGATAAAAGCATGAAAAATTCAACTTTTAAGGAAAATGTAAGAAAGCAACTTGAAGTAAATGAAAAAATACATGCTATGGGCTTAGATGTTTGGTATGATGGAAATTTTAAGCATGTACGCATATATAAAACATATAAAAACGAATATAACCAGGATAATATAAAATTTATTGGTTATATTGATGATGATTTCAACATTGTTATAAACGAATGATTTTTTCACCGCTTCCCGGTTTCCAGTCCGGCGGCACGTTCACGGCGTGCAAGCGGTTTTTGGCATTCTGCCAGATGCACCTTGCAAAGTTAATATAATAAGTCAATCAATTAACGCGCTATTTTATCCGTAAATCGTTTTTTATTCTGTTAATGGGGATTTTTCAGCATTTACATTTTAAGCCGCTTATAAGCCTTTAAAACGCTTTTTATTGTCTTGCATGGTTTATTGACTGTCTGCGGCTATAGGTATATAATAGCCTTGTATAGCTATGTGCGGCTATGCTTTATTTGCGTACCGTGTAAATTGGTGCATTTTGTCCGCTTATGTGCGTGACTTGTCCAGGCTTCCCGGTGATCTGTCGCAGCTGTCCGGGCTATATATCAATTATTGTTGTATGGCGCTGTATTTGCCATTTTAAGGCGTTTTATAATCGTAGTCAATAAAGTATAGGCTAAATACGTTACAAGCTATTTAAGGCTTATTTTGCAAGAGTATTATTGTATTTTAACGCCACGTTATATGTTACTTGTTGCTATGGTCTATTATCTGTAGGTGGTTGGTTCTGATCCGTCAGGGCTACTGCCTGCGGTCGGCTTTGCTGGTGTCCAATTGTTCCCGACATCGTCCCGGATTCATCAGTTCGGCGCGGTATCGGTTCCCGGTGGTGTATTTGTTTGATTTGCAGCAATAAATACTCGTAGCTGCTCACAGCTTCAATAGTTACAACTAACTTGTAAACGGTTCCCAAATTTCAGCATCATTTTGGAAACCAAAAAATCACGGAAATTAAGAAAAAAAGTGGCAACCAGAAAAAATCTCGCATTTTCTAGTTACCACTTAAATTTTAATTTTGCACAAATATTTCTATAGCGTAAAGTTCCAAATAATTCAAAATTCACAATTTGTTTAATCCTTCTTTCTTCCGTGTTCCATATCTTCTGTAGGATGATTTCTCTAAACGTTCCGTCCTCTTCATTTGGGACTTGGAAAGTTTCTTCTTTCTCTGGTAATTATCAGTCGTTGTTCCCATTCACGCACTCCTTGTTAATCTTCTGATTCCTGGTTTCAAAGTTTATAATTTCCGTGTCTGTTTCCAATTCTTCCGGGATTCTTCCAACAATGATAACTCGCAGCGGCTTCAATCTGCGTTCCATTTCCTTGAAACCAACGCAAAACTCCAACCGTGCTGCCTTGCTCTTTACTCTTCCATTGGTGCAACAGGCAACTGTGCTTCCCTCTGGTAGCCCATCAAAGCACCAGTCCCAACAGTATTCTGGTAATATGTTTACGTTCGGAATTACTGGAATATCATTCAAGATCATGTAGTGAGACAATGCATGATTGCGGTATTTATTCCACAGGCACATAGCTAACGGCATTCCATTCTTGCCAACCGATATGCTGAAATCTGGCATAATGACTGCATGAAAACATTTTAAATGCTCCATATACTTGTCTGGCTGATTCCATAATCTTTGAAACTGTACATCATCCACATAGAAATTTACATCAAGTTCCCGATGGTTCTTAATCTTCCGGCTAAAGCTCTCCGCAAAGTCTACAGTATCTTTTCCAGGATGGATAAAAGTCTTTGGGATTTTCGGGATTTCGTACTTACCATCAAGGTCTGCATCCGTGATTAAAAACTCTTTCATTACGTCATAAGCTGTATGTATCATTGATTCCACTCCCATTTTTTCTCTTATAGCGCTAAAAGGTACTTATATTTGTAAAATACCATATGTTGTGTCTTGATGCAAGTTTTCCTACTAAATATCTTGTGTTGTTCTGGATGTAGAGTTAAAATCATATCGTCAGAACGGCGCAAGGGAAACCCCCATTTTTCAAGGCTTCCAGACCTCAATTGAAATGTTAGTGTTGCACATGTAACCGCCAACGGTTCAACGGTAATTTTCTCAAAAAGTTCATTAACAATCTGTCTGTTAATATCTTGTGGAGTAACACCTTTGAACTTTTCTAGCTGTTCTTTAATAGCACTTAATTGTATTTCTACTGGCTCTGGACTTTTGGTATTTTGGATTTCTAGAATATGGCTCTCAATCTGCTTTATCTGCTTCACGTATTCTTTATTTCTTGAAATAAATTCATCATCAGATATTTTTCCATCCAGATTATATTCCAGTATTTTTTCACGTTTTTGTTTTAACAGATCAATCTGTTTTTCAAGTCGTGAGATTTCGTTTTTATTGTCTGGAATGTTTTTGATCGAGGACTGCAAAAATTCAAAATATTCCTCCAAAATGCTATCAATGTTTTCAGAAGATTTATTTATTAATTCTGCGATTACTTCTTTCAGTTCTGATTCTGCCAGTCCAAATGAATCACATGAAGCTGCTCCATTTTTTATCTTATAACTGCATACCCATCGAACATCTTCTTTTCCTCGAATATAATGCTGCTTCATCCAGTATGGAGCTCCGTCATTTGCGCAGAAAAGTTTTCCAGTGAAAATATTTTCGTTTTTAAAAGAGGTTCTTCTTGATTTTATGGCTTCTCCACGTTCTCTTAAATATGCGTTTGCCTTTTCCCAGGTAGTTTCATCAATGATCTGCGGTACTCTGGAACCATCATCCTTAAACATTATCCATTCTGACTGTGGAAGAAATTCTTGTTTCTTGGTGAACATATCGACAACCTTTACTTTTCCTCCACAATAGTATCCTTTGTATTTTGGATTCCGAATAATATTTTTTATGACATCCCGGTTGATTTTCCCACCTTTGAAACTTCTGTATCCCATATCCCAGAGTTTTTTTTCTATTCTTGGCGTAGATATTCCGGAAGCGTAATCTTGAAAAATCATTCGAACCATGTCCGCTTCTTCTGGAACCAGTTCGAGTTTTCCTTGATTGTTTGAGTATCCATACATTCTGTGCCCGAGAACAACACCATTTTTGATTGACTGTGCGTGTCCAAATTTTACTCTTGAAGAAAGTTTGCGGATTTCGTCCTGTGCAACTCCGGCCATAATAGTAAGTCTGAACTCACTATCATCATCAATAGTGTTAATTCCATCATTTTGGAACCACACGCATACGCCGTAAGATAACAATTTCCTGGTATATTGGATGCTGTCAAGAGTATTTCGTGCAAATCTTGAAATTTCTTTCGTAATAATCATGTCAATTTTTCCGAGCTTTGCATCTCTGAGCATTCTTTGAAATTCTTCTCTTTTATCCGCATGTATTCCAGAAATACCATCATCAATGTAAGAACCAGCAAACTTCCATCTGTTGTTAGAATGTATCAGCTCTTCAAAATGTTCCTCCTGGTGCTTAATGGATGCTTGCTGTTCAACTTTTTCAGTAGAAACCCTGGCATAATAAGCAACATTTAGTTCAATGTCGTAAATAGAGCAATTTCTTAATTTTTCTCTGACATAATAAATATTCATAGTGCATTTCTCCCTTAATAAACAGGGAGTGGAATCATATAAAGTATAACACCTCATATAACTCCACTCAATACATTTTCGTTACTTTCTAATGCTGATTTCAGCTTTAATTCTATCTCTTGTTTTCTCATCTATCAGACCAAGTGAGAACATTCTTTCGTTTATGGCATACAATATAGCTTTTTCCATTAATTGTCCCTCCATATAATTATCTCGTTTTAAGCGCTGTTTTTCTTTATCTTTTGTATGCCCTATAATTTCTACAATTATTCTCTTTTGAACGATTCTTTGCTATTTTAAGTACACAATTATCACGTTTTACAACAAATCAAATATATTGACCTGTCCATCAATCTGAGATTCTTCCAGATTGTAAAATTTGCAAGCTATATAATCTGGATTCCAATCAATTTCCAGTTCGTATTGCAAGCACCTTGGAAATTTGCCACCATAGAAGAATCTGCAATCAGAACAGGTATGCTGATAAACTGTACCGCCAGATTGCTTATACATTTCGCTTATCTTCCTCATAGAATCACTCGCTTTACTCTTGATTTTCCTCTCGCTTTCTTCTTGAAGATACCATTTTTAACACAATCCCTCGGATCACATCCTCTACTATGTTCTTCAATCAAGATATAATCACAGGTTGCATTTGTACTCCATGCATTTTCGCTCTTGCTGTAATAGTCGCATTTCGAGCATTGTCTCCGCTTTAAGCCTATAATTTCAGTGCTTTTTAATTCTCTCCATGGTTTTCTATCTGGCAATTTCCCGCACCTCCCAATCTGGCAGTATCTATAATTTTTAAAAGGTCTGGACTTAGTTTTCTTCGTTCTTGTTCTCTTTGCACTTCTGCCCGGTATGTCCTTTGGAAATTTGACTGAACTACACTCCACCATGTGCCATCTATATTCCCTGATTTCGCCCATTCTTCTAACTGCCCCGGACTTGATACTGCTTTCTGAACTATTTCTGGAAGTTTAGAAAATTCTTCTTCCGCATGGTATATAGAGTTCCAAATTGCCCTTGATACCAGATTCCAAGCTTCTGTTTCGTTCAGTTCGTCAGACTGTGGCGCAAGGCTCTGCGCGCATTGCCGTAATGCAGCTATTGTAGGTTCTTTCCATTCAGTTTGCATATATTTCTTCAACCCAAAACTTAAAAGCTTGTAATCTAGGTCTTTCAAAAGTCCGTACCAAGTATCAAAAGCATATTGATCTGGCAGAAATGATGGAGAAGTGTACACAGCTTTCATTGCCTTTACCAGTACCGCCCATTCTTCTCTTGTCATACCCAATTATCCACCTCGCTTACCCTGTTTTGGATTTTCTCCATGTAGCTGCATGGTCTATTCGTAGACTTGTCCATGTATTGTCCTTCAAATACTTTTGCGAAATTTCCAGGTTTTAAGAACCAGTCAAACGTAACCATCCAGCCATTTTTATTTTGCCCTTGTAAGAATGTGCTGCGTCGAATATTTCCAATCGCTTCCAGAATATCTTCAACACAGTTCTGACGGATTCTGGCTTTCACTGCCTGTTCTCGTTTTGGTGTCATTCTTTTTACAGGAATAATACCAAATTCTTCTAAAGTGTTCCATTCATCAATGATTCGTTGGACGTCAGTCTGACGAATAGTATCTTTAGATACTATTAAATCATTTTCTTCTTCTATTTCTTTTTCTTTATTATCTAATTCTTTTTTATCTAGTTCTTTATTATATACTTCTGCCGAGCTAACGTTAGCTTTACTGTTAGTTTTACCGTAAAGTTTACTGTTAGTTTTACATTCTATTTTTTCTTTCTGCTTTTTTCGATATTCTTGCATATAATTTCTCATATACTGGCTTTTTTGCTCAATTTTATCAAGATTTTGATATTTTCCCCAGTTCGGAATTGTGTAAACTCCGGAAACAATTTCGATCATTCCGTAGTTCTCAAATGTTTTTAACGCTAATCGAACTGTATTAATGTCTCTTCTAAATACTGTTGCCAACATTTCATCTGTATATGCAATTTTATCGTTTAAAATAAAAACACCACTGTTGTTATTTTTCCCGGCTAAGCATAATAATTTGAACCATATTACAATAATGCTGTCTGCACTTGGTAAATTTTCAATCAGCATTATTTTTTCATCGTCAAAAATATCTGAACATATTTTTATCCATTTTACATCGCTTGCCAATTTTGAAATTCCTTTCTCCAATTCCTGGTTTTTCAAAAGTGTTTATTTTAATTCAACTTCAATTCCATTGATTTTCAGTTCTCCATTTACCGGAACCACAAGAGATGGAACGCCGTTTATTTCTTTCAATTCAATCAGAGCAATTTTATCCGGCTGGATGCAGATTGTTGCATCTGGTGTTACAATTTTTGCAGTTTTTGAATTGTGGATATTGTCAAGTGCAGCAGGCTCATTACTGAAATACGTTTCCCAGTTTTCCTTGAAATCTGATAACTTCTCGCCTGGAACTCCGCAATATTCAAAAATCTGTTCCATTTCATCACATGATACAGTTATCATCTCCGGGCTGTCTTTCTTCTGTTCTCTTACTTCCTGCAAAGATTCAATTAGGCTTTCAGTGAAATTGAATGTTGTGTTTCCTTCGAAATTGTCCATGATAAAATCTGAAAAGACATTGATCTCATTTCCCGGTATACGTGGAATTGGTGTGCCAAGAACGTTTTCGATGAAGTCTGGATGAATATTCTTTATGTTTTTGTTGAAATACAAAGTTCCATGAATATCAGTACTTCTGTCATTGAATACAGGGAATAAGAATCCTGTTTCTGGTCTTGAGACTACCCAATCACGAATTCTGCCTTTGATGTTATTTTCAGCCACATCATAGCTAAGCCCAGCCTTTGAAAGATTTACTGGACAAATGCTGCACAGAATGTGTTCATAAATTTCTTCTGATGCATCGTGCATTTCGGCTCCATCAGAAGCTTTTCCTGGAATATCATATACTGAATGAATGAGAACTATGTAGTAATTTTCGTGATAATCGTAATTTTCAATCACTTTGTCGTAGAACTCGTCCAAAAGCTCATCATCTTTAAGCTTACTTGCTCTGATCCGCATAAGAAATTCCTGTGTTCCACCCTCTTTTTCCTGTGCTAATGGAAAATCAAAGTTCATAAGGTTCTTTCCAAGTCTGCCAGACATGGTTTTCTTGAAAATGTCAAAATACTTAAACATTTCTTC